TTCCCGGCCGCGCTCGAATTCGTTGGCGCCGAGTTGCTTGGCGGGAGCGACAGACCCGACACCGCGAACCGCACGATCAACGCCTTCCGGCGTCGTTCCGGTATGCCGTCCTTCGATAGCTGGATGGTGTGGGATTACTTGAGCGACCCGGGAGCCTGGTTCCTGCAGGCCGACAAGGAAGACACGGAGATCCGCTGGTACAATCGCGAGCAGTTCAATACCGTGCATGACCTGGACTTCGATTCAAGGTCTGTCAAGACGGCCGGCTGGATGCGCTTCGCATGCGGCTACAACGGCTTCTACGGAATTTTCGGAATTCCCTCGAGCTAACCCATGAAGCGAGTCAAACACGGATATGTGAGCTTCGTCGGCGTCAGGGTTACGGAACACGTCAGTCAGTTCAATCTAACCGCGGCCGACATCACCACGCTCCACAGCGTTCCTATCACGCTAATTCCATCGGCAGGCATCAACAAGGTGCTGGTGTTGAATTATTTCACGCTGCAGTTCATTTACAACTCGATCGCGTTCACTGGCGGCGGGGCGATCAACCCCGTGTATCACGGCGCCGTTGGCACGAACATCGCCAGCGCGTCCGTTGCTGCAGCCAGCATTACGGCAGCGGCCAGTTCGACCAACTTTTGCGACGCAGCGGCGGGGCCGCTCGCCTTACCTGTAGCTACGGGCATCGACCTCTACGCCGCTACCGCCGATTTTGCGGCCGGCAATTCCACGGCAGTCGTGACCATAGGCTACACCGTCATCGAACTGAGTTAATCATGAACGTCAAAGCAGGAAGGATCCTCCTTACCTCTGCAGCACGCACGGCCACTACGGCGTGCGTGCGGCAGAGTGACGCCGAAAGTTGCTTTCTGCGCGTGTACCTCGTCGTCACCGCGGCGAGCGGCACGGGCGGGCTTACCGTCTTCATTCGTGGCTACGACAAGGCCACTCTCACCCCGGCAAAGCTGAACGCGGGCGGCGGGGCCGTCATCACCACCGGTGTCTTCGTCTACGAACTCTCGACTTCCTCGCAAACGCCGGCGGGCGACGTAAAGGAAACCGTGGCGCGTCTTCTCCCTTGCATCTGGGACGTGAATGTCGCGGTGGGCGATGCATCGAGCTACACCTATTCGGTAAGCTGCGAAGTCGTCAGCGGCTAACATGCCAGTTATCAAGGTACCGAAACCGGAGATCACGGCCGAAGGCGCGGAAGACTGCGCAATCGAAGAGGCATTCGGCGCTCTGATTGCCGCGGCACAGGTGCAGGGTTTGCCGGTTCGATCTCCCTTGGGTCTGGTGTATCTACCGACTGAGCAACTGACGCGAAGCTTCCAGCAGGCTTGCCGCGACATCCTTACAGCACTGAAGGTCTGAACCGGGCGAATAGCGAAACGTGAAACGTTTCGTTTTTTCAATTCTTATGGTGGCCGCGCTCGCGAGCGCGCAATCGATCCAATACGGCACCCCGCAGAACGTCGGCCCAGCGGGTCCAACAGGCCCACAGGGCGTCCAGGGCATTCAGGGGCAACCGGGTATTCAGGGCGTTCAGGGACCAGCGGGAAGCACGGGGAGTCAAGGCCCTGTGGGTCCAGCGGGGCCAGCGGGGCCAACCGGACCAGCGGGCGCGGCCGGAAGTAGCGCAGACAGTACCTCACTCCGGATCAACGTGCAGAGCGGCGTAGACAATACCTGCCTCGTGACCAGTTCGAGTTCGTCTGCGTACGTCTGCGCTTCTTCCGGACTTCCCATCACAACCTACACGCAAAGCATGAGGCTTCTCGTGTCGGGCATTACCCCGGTGACGGGCGGCGGGGCGATTACATTGGACGCGGGCAACGGAGCGAAGCCGGTTTTCCAAAATGACGGCACCTCGAATCCGACCACAACCCAGTGGGCAAGCGGCGAAGATGTTTGGCTAACCTACAACTCGACTCTCGGATCATCGGGCGGATGGCGGATTCTGAGCGCCGGCGGCGGCGCTGGAGGGACGAAAACAAGTCCGAATGAGGTTTGGTACCCATCGGGAATCACCTTGAACTCCAACGGCAGCAACACATGCTATGCGGGCGCGAATGGATGGTATTCCACAACAGGCTACCAGTTTTCGGAGAGTAATCGCTGCCTCATCCGAATGGGCGCGGGGAACTACGCAACGCTGACTGTGCCAATTCCGCAGAATTGGACGGGCGCGGTTTCGGTTGGCGCTCTCGTGTCGCTAGACGGAGACAACGGATCGGGCGCAGGCCTCTTTGTCACCGACTACTCCGTCTCGTGTAACGCCGGGGGAGGCTTCAATTTCTTCGCAGGAACGGCCATGAGCTACAACACGGCCACGCAAACCTCTCACACGCTCGCGGGGGGAGCTTATGCGGTCGGAATCCTGGACGTGGTTTCTCCTGTTGTAACCGGGTGCGCTGCCAGCACGCCCAGCGCCAAAAACTTCATGACGATTCAAATTGCGCGGGATGCAAGTACCACGGCCACGGACGGCACGCTGTTTCTTGGAGCCACTGTGAGCCTGCCTTACACGATGTAAGCCATGAGATACCTACTTCTTCTTCTCATCCTCGCGGCCTCATCAGCGCTCGCGCAAGTGCCGACGATTTCAAACGTTGCCGTGCTTGACCTCGACCACTCCGGCGCGCGGATCTATTACACGGTGGACACGGCGAATGATTGGGTGCAAGTTCTGTACGGCACCGTCAGCGGGACTTATCCCTACGCGACACAGGCAACGGTCGCGAACGCTCATCCGCCTGGCGGAAACGCCGCGAGCTTTTCTCTTTATGGGCTCACGCCGGGGATCACTTATTACTACCTCGTGACGGCCTGGACGAACGACAACAACTATGCCAACGTCTGTCACGTTAACGGATGCGGTTCAGGCGAGCGCAGCTTCACGACTCTCGCAGATCCGGGCCACCCCGTTTATCCGTCTGCGACTTCTGTCTACCGTCCAGCGCATCCGGACACCAGTGCTTACACCATCGTTTCGATGATCGTGAATGGGAGCAACCACTGTGTCGCGGCGGCGAATGTGGCATCTCCAACCGGACATGGATGGAATTTCGATGTCACGATCGGAGACAGTTTTCAGCGCGTGCTGACAGCAGTCGGCTACGCCACCGTGATCGAATTTCCGCAAGCGTCGGTTTGCCAAGTTGAAGCCGATGGCCTGGGAACCGGCTACTACGTCGTAGGTAAGGCCGCTTACCCCGGAACTTCCGGTATCGATGACCCCACACACCCTTGGATTGTTGTTCGTCCGCTGAGCACGGGGGCTGCGGACTTTCCACCGTTCGGACACCGCACGGGTCCGCAGTGGGCGAGTAAGATGGTCACCTTTCAGGCGGAGACGCCTTTATTCAGCTCGCAAATCTCCGCTCGTGCGCAGCATTTTTACGCCAACATGGACAGCGGAAGACCCCACCATTGGTGGTTTGAAAATCTGCGCATGTCCACGGATCAAACCGTTCTCGGGCAAATCTGGGGAGCACCGTTTTACCTTGGGCAAAACAACGACTATACCGGCGCAGGGCCGAAGTACATCGTGTTGGATCGCATCTTGATCGACGGCACCAATGGCGGTGGAAACGCGGGCTCCGGCATGGTCGCTGGAATCATTCAGGAAGGCCAATACCTCGCGGAGATCGGTAGCTACTTCTGGAATCTGGATGCGGGCGCTGCGGGTTACTATGCGCTTGGAATCCAGAGCATCGAAGGCGGAATCGGAAACTACCTGATCGAGAACACCTTCATCGACGCTACGGGCTTTGGCTTCTATTCCGAGCAGTTGACGGGTGCGCACGGAGCGAACGACATCGCGATTACGCGCTCCACGTTCGCGATGCAGTTGACTAAGATGAAACCGGAGTTTCCCGGCGCGCTACCCGGCGTAACGTGGGACGGCATCTCCAGATTCACCCGACAGCCAATCGAGAGCAAGGGAACCTACAGGTTTCTGTTCCAGGGCAACACGCTGTCGGGCTGGTGGGCCACGCAGAACGAAGGTCCCGCGATCCTGGTGTCTGGGATCAACACCGCGCTCTCCACGTCATCCACTAGCGGCAACGCCGATTGGTTGATTACTGGCAATTTATTCAAGCACGGGGCGTTTTTGTTCGATTGCATGGCCGTTCGACCATTTGACAACGTTGGACCTCCCGACAACACGGCCAATCGGCGCATCGCCTTCACCCACAATTTGAGTTGGGACATTGGGAAGTTTCGCTACTCGGGATGCTCTCCCGCGCAGTGCAATCCGAGCCTGGCGTCCGGTTACTTTATCGACAGTCCCGGCTGCGAGGATTTGGTTATTGACCACAACACCCTCGGGATCATGGACGCACGGGCAACCGGGGGCATAATCTACATCCCGTCCATTGAGTTATTCGGCGGCGGGGCATCCTACAGCGAGGGCCACTGGGTGACGAACAACGTGATGCACGCGAGCGTAGGACACCCCGACACGTACGGGATTCTCTGGACGCAGGACGAAGGCAACGTCAACGGGGCACATGCCCGCGTGCCCGCGCAGGCGTCTACGACCTTTCTAGGCGCCTTGCAGTCCGCGACGCAACTGGCGGGCGCGACTGGATACAAATGGGCTGGCAACATGATGATAGGGGGCAAAAGCACTGCGGATGGAATAACCTGGTACGACCTTACTCAAGGTCAAGTCAGTGGATACTCTGCCGGCTCCTCCCCTGGCCCTATGCCCACCGGCGACATCTGGCCCAACCCGGTAGCCGCTACAGTGGCATCACGACAGGCGGCGGCGGGACTGGCGAACGTCGCGGTTGACGACTATACCTGCACCGCGACCACAACGTCTCCGTGCTCCGCGGGCGTCAACCTCGCGAAGCTGGAAAGCGATTTAGGAATTGTCAGCCGTATCGCCACGTCGGTATCTGCGTCCTCGGTGAAAATCTCCTACCTTGCACCGGACACAAGAGCCTGCAGCGTGGATCTCCAGGTGAGCGCAGTATGGCAGCGGCAGACGGACAGTGGAGGCGCACGGCAACGATCGGTTACCTTTTCCTCGCTGGCTACCGGCTCGTACCCCTATCGCGTGCTCTGTTACTACCCGCAGGATGCCACTAACTCTCCGTGGTTTGAGTTCCCCTCCGATGCGAGCAACTTGAACACATCGGGGACTGTGACGACGCTATCGACTGGAACACGCAACCCCTCTTTTGTTTTCGACTTGACGCCCTTCGCCGGCGCCACGAGCGTCACTCTGACCATGACGGCCATCGGCGGAACGCAATACTCCAACACCTGTACCGTGAGCCCTTGCGTCGTCTCTACCGTTCCATTGGGCGATTACGGCGCCGTGTGGCGCTACTCGGGCGGCGGGCGTGTTTGGACGGGTGATCCACAACAGGTGAGCGTCAGGTAGATCCGGGCGAATTGTCCATTGTGAGGGAAAATCTATGACCTGGGGCCAACTGCGTTTCCAGCTTCTGCAAACGCCGGCCGGCACCGTGGCTCCATCGCTCGATCTACTCGACGCCTGGCTCAACGGACGCTACGAGCAAGTACTCGAAGCCGGCGACTGGACCGGCATCCGTGCGCGCACCACGCTCGAAACGCAAGCGGCTTACCAGTCCACCACGGACACGGTGACGCTCACGGCGGGCTCGACCACGGTGACCGGCGCCGGAACCGTGTGGACGACTGCGGGCACCGTTGGCCAAGGGTTCTACCGACCAGGCGATACCGCGCTGTACACCGTGGTTGCGTGGTCGTCCGCAACCAGCTTCAGCCTCGATCGACCCTATGAGGGCGGCACCACCATCGGAGCTGGGTACGTCCTCATGCGCAATATGTATCCCTTGCCGTTCGAGTGCAAGGCGGTGGAGGCGATTCTCGATCCGGCGACGGGCTTCCCGCTGAAGCAGTTCACGCAAGCCGAACTCGACCAGGCCGCGGGCATCCGCACACTGGTAGGGGATCCGGAATGCTGGGCCGAAATAGAGGATTCGATCGAAACCCCGAGCGGGGCAACCGTCCACGTCATCGAACTCTACCCTCCTCCCCGGGTTGCCCGCGGCTACACGGTCGAGTACTTGCGCGCAGCCTACGGTTTCAACGGCACCAACCTGGCGCAAAGCCCATTACCGTTCGTTTCGCAAGCCGTGTTGCTCGCCGGCGTGCGCGCCGATATCGCCCTATGGCACGGCAAGATGGCGCAAGCGCAAGGTTACGAAGCACAGTTTGAGGCCGAACTCCATCGGCTTTTGATGGTCGAACATACCGAGCGGCGGGCTAAACCGAGTCTCCGGATGGCTGCGCGTTTCACCCGGCATCGTATGGCGCGGGTTACCCGCGGCTACGCGAACAACTGGGGCGTTGGCGCGGGTAAGTCGTACTGAACCTCGATTGTCGAACAAGCCAATTGAGGGAGCTTTAGATGACGTTCGGACAAATCAGACTGCAGGCACAGAAGTGGGGCGAGGACGTCGACCTCGATCTCCTCGACCAATTCATCCAGGGGCGATATCAGGTAATCCTCGATGCGCACCCGTGGAAGGCGCTGGACACGAACGGCACGATTACGACCACCGTGGGAACCGCTGGGAACCGGGCTATCTTTCCGTTGCCTGCAAACCTGAAAATCCTTTTGGAAGTCAACAATCTCGTCGGCAACTTCCCCATGCGGCCATACCTGCAGGCCGAATTGAATCTCCTGTATCCTGGCAGGCTCGACGTTGCCAACGTTGCCGGCGCACCTGGGACCTTCATCTATTCGATGGCCGAAGATACCACGGCAACCCCGCCACTGCATCAGGTGGAACTCTACCCGATTCCCAGCGTGATCGTGAGTCACCCGATTCGTTATACGGCGATCCCGCCGAACTTCGACCCCGCGGCAACCACGGCATCCCCTCTCCCGTGGATCCCCAGTCAAGTAATCATCAACGGCGTCCGCGCGGACATTCTGGCACTCAAGAAAGACTACGCCGGCATGAATGCGTTCGAGAGTCTGTTCACGAGCGGCATCAACGAAATGCTGCGCGTCGAGCTGCACAAGCAACCCGGCGCCAAAATGAACGAACTCCAGAAATACCAGGGACCGGCGAGCTACCCGACCCCTCCCGGCTACAGCCGGCGATCGCAGGAGTAACCCATGCAGCTCTCGGTAATGAGAGCAAGGGTGTCCCAGCGATTGAACGAGAGCGCTGCACCCGTGTTCTATCCAGCGCTCGAAATCACGGCCGCGCTCAACGAAGCGCAGCGGTTCTTTTGCGTGTTGACCCTCGGGCTCGAAGTCACTGCAACGTGGACCCTGACGGGCGGGCAGACCTTCTATAACATGCTGGCCTTGTTTCCCGACTGGATAGCACCTCTGCGCATCATGGACGGGCTGGGCGTGAAGGTTCGGCCGGCGACCGTGGCCGACCTCAACTCGCTCGACCCGCAGTGGATCTCTTCACCAGGCGGGCCGTCACGCTATATGTCGCTGGGAGCGGGATTCATCGGGCTCTACCAGCAGCATGTGGGCGCCGGTTTTCTCACCGTGACCTATGCGCGCGCTCCTGTGGTGATGGTTGGCGACGGGGACGTGCCCGAAATCCCCACGGAATACCATCCGTGCCTCATTCAGTACGCCATCTACCGCTTGCGGCAAGTGGAGGGCGGCATTGAGTTCCAGAAGGCGCTCAAGAACTTCGCGAGCTTCCTCTCTTCGGCGCAGCACTACGGTGACTACGTACGTACATACCGCAACCGCGGCTCGCGCTATGACATGCCGCCCTTCGAGCTGAGAAAGTACGACCTCGCTGCGCTTCTGGGGGAACAGTAATGGATACGTCGCTGGCAGTGGCCGACGCGCTTTACCGGCTGGGCTTTCAGGGCGCTGCAGATATCGCGCTGGCCTCGACCTGGGTCACAGTGAACGAACTCTACCAATGGGCCGACGAAGCGGCGCAGAAGATCGCTTACGCGAGTGGAGTGTTCATTAAGTTCGACACGTCCATGACGGCGTTCGCCGGCACGGCCGCGTACAACTTGCCGGCCGCCCACGTCTTCACCCTGGCCGTATGGCTGGGCGCGCAGCTCCTCCGCATGACTCCCGTGCGGGAACTCTGGGCCATGGATAACTCGTGGTCGTTTACCTCCGGACCCGCAACGCGATGTTCCCTCGACGCCGGCACCGAGGAGCTTGTCCTTTACCCGAATCCGACCGTGGGGGGGACCATCAGCCAGATTTGCGAAGTGTACCCGGCAACGATCAACCTCGGCAACCCCACGGTCGCACTCCCCACAGTTTTGCAGGATTGGGCGACGTACGCGATGCTCGCCGGCGCCCGCGGCAAAGAATCCGACGCTTGTAAGCCCGAGATGGCCGCGCACTTCGAGGAGCGCGGGAAGCTGTACGAAGCCATCATCGAACACCTTTACGGCGTCGGATAGCCCTTTTAGTCGAATTGCGGAGCGTGAGCTACGTCCGCAAAGAAATCCAGTTGCTGGGTGGGGGCTTCAATCTCCTGCCACCAGGCGACAAAACCCCGATCACCGATTACCTCCTCGCGCAGAATTGGCGCACGGGGCAGCAAGGCAAGCTGCTCTCTCGCTGGGGCTATCCCCAGAAGTTCGCCTTGAACGGACCCGCTTACGCGCACTCTGGCGCCTGCAGCGGTGGGGTCAACGGCGATTACTACATTGCGGCCAACGCTGCGACTGGCCCTCATCCGTGCGCTATCTACGTCGATCCGGACCACATCACGACCCCGATTATCTCCGGACTGTCGGGCGGGCGCGTGGGCATGGTGCAGATGAACGGCTGGATGTGGATCATGGATTCGCAAGTCCAGGGCCGGCACAGGGCGTCAACCGGCTTCCGCTCCTGGGGGATCGGTGCTCCCGGTTCCGGAGTCTCGACCACCGGCACCGGCATGTGCACCGCGGCCGTGGGAGCGGCCAACCCGAGCGGGCCGGTTGGCCCTACCTATCAGTTCTATTGCACGTTTGAGACGGCCGACGCGAGCTATGAAACCAATCCAGGGCCACCAACTGCCCCACTCGCGGTAGCGCTCCATGATGTGAACCTGAGCGCGTTCCCTGTCAGTACCGACCCGCTGATGGTGGGCGGCGCCGTGAATATCTACGCGACTGGCGGCACACTCGTAAGCCCTTATCTCGTCCAGACCGCGCTCAATGCGGTGTCCGCTCCCGCTGTTGTGTGGAGCACGAACGATCTCACGGTCACCAACCAGGGCTTCGTGATGCCCACGACGAACGACCTCCCGCCCGCGGGTTCAGGCATGGTGGGTCCGTACTTCTCGCGGCTCTATGCGTGGAAAGGTAGCCGGCTTTTCTACACAGAACCGAATCTGCCGCAGTACTGGCCTGGGTCCGCAGACAACCAGATCGGGAACTGGGTCAACGTGGGGCTCGACGGCGAAGACATCATGTGGGTCACGATCCACGCGAATGTCCTTGTCATCTATAAGGAAAGATCCATCTGGTATCTTGCCGGCGATCCGGACACCGGAACGCTGGAAATTCTGGAGGACGGGACCGGCCTTGTAAGCCCCTTCGCAGTGGTCTGTGCCGGCGCCTACGATTACTTCGTCGCGCCCAACAGCTTACGACGTTGTAGCCCGAACCTTGGACGCACCGAGGATATCTCGGGCGAGATCCGGCCGCTATTCACTTCTCACTCAGTGAACGCTGGCCCTCTGACGACTCCCGGCAACATCTTGCCCGGTTCGCTCTGGGTCGCAGGTGTGACCTCGCTCGACGCCTACGCAATCGCGCTGGGCTTCGCGATGGGCAAGCTGTACGTGAGTTACAGCGAAAACGTGGCGGCGGGTTCTTCCTCGGTGCTGCTGGTGTACGAGGAGCAGGCGAAGCGCTGGCTCTATCACCGCAACGGACTGGGCACTCAGCGGTTCACGGGCTTCCTGTTCGACGGGGTAATGATGCAAGGGCTAACGGGAGACGGGGTTAGCACCGCTCTCTCTTACAACCTTGACGACTTCCGGATTTTCTATGTGCAAGACGAGCATCCAGGGAGTCCCGTACCGATCGAATGCGTCTACCAATCCCACTACGAAGACTGCGGCTTACCGGACAACCAGAAATGCTGGCTTGAATTCGTCATTGACTACGCCATCAAGGGAGCGGACACGGCTAACGTTGCCGTGGGTTTCGACAATCTGCCAGCGGCTGTTATCGGCACTCTCGCGTCCACCGCAGGGGCGCGCAAATCGCAGAACTTCCCGCTGGGCGCGAGTGGGACGCTCGCCAAAAACATCAGCATCGCTTTCGATTGCCTGACAACCGATCAGGTGGAAATTCACAATGTCTACCTCTACTACTACGTAGAGGCGCGGCTCGCGCTCGTGGCCTCCTCGATCCCGACCGACTTGGGCAGCGGCCTGGTGAAGCAGTGCAAAGAACTCATGCTCGACGTCGACGCCACGTACGGCGACGTAAACGTGAGTCTGTCCTCCGATCTGCCGGGCAATGCGATCGCAGTGCGGCAAACGCCGACTGTGGCGACGGGCGGGCGGGCGGTCTGGAAATACCCCTTTCCGGTAACCGAGGGGTTCCTGTGGAAGCTCGCGCTCAATGCCGTGACCGGACCCTTCCGGCTCTATGGTGCTCGCCTGTTGATGCGCGTCATTGGCGTGTACGTCGAGGCATACGAAGCCGCGGCCGGCTTCGTGTGGGATTCGATGGAACTCACCTTCGAGTCAGGCATCACTCACGTCCCACGCGCTTATGCGATCGCACTCGCAGCCACCCCGGTAAAGCAGTTCCGCGAGTTGTCCTTCGAGATCGACACCTTCAATGCCGATGTGACGGTCGATTTCCTGACGGATCTCCCCACCAATGTCCAGACAGTCAGGAACACATGGACGGTCAACACCGGGACCGCGGGCCGGCGCTTTGTCCGCTTGACGATTGCGGCTGGGTTCAATCCCACCGTCATCGGGCGCATGTGCCGCATCCGGATTCACGGCATCAACAAGTTCATCCTCTACGAGATGTCCGTGGAGGTTCTGGCACAGGGCCTTTATATCGAGGACTACGAAGGGGCGGGGGGCGCCGTATGGGACTCCCGCGAACAGGACTTCGGCAGTCAGAAACCGAAGGAAGCGCGAGAGATCGAAATCGACTGCGATATCCCGGCTGGGCTAGGCAACGTGACGGCAGTGCTTTACTCGGACCTTCCCGGCTACACCATGGCGGCGGTTTACACGTCGGCCGCCATCACCACCATAGGCCGGCAGAAAATCGTTCTACCGCTCACCACCGGGGCCGCTCCCTTCGATTACCCGATTGGCATTAACTGGCGGCTCATCGTTGGCGGCGGCAGCAGCTTTGCGCAGTATGGGGCACGGCTGAAGGTGCGCGAGCTGGGGACCTACCTCACCAGCCTCGAGGTGCTGGGGGGCGGCGTGTGGGACTCGACTCCCCTCGACCTCGGGACAGAGCGATACAAAGACTTCCGGCGGCTGGAGTTCGACGTTCTGACCGACACTACCGGGACGGCGACGCTCAACCTGTACACCGACCAAAACGGCACGATGGCCTTGCAGTTCACGACCACCATCACGACCAGCGCAGCGCGTAAGACCGTCCGGATCCCGCTGACTCCCGGTATCCGCGGCCGGCTCGTCCAGGTGGAGATCGTTGGCGCCGGCGTGCGGCTGTTCTCGGGCCGTATCTGGTGGCGGGCCATGAACGATGCAAAGGCGGAATGGGCATGGTTCGAGCTGCCTATTGAGCCAACGCCGGCAGTGTTCTCATGGGTGCCCTTCCCTGTCAATCCGACCGCAAGCACTCCGGAACAGTGGTTCTGGGCGAAGGTGCTCTCGGTGGATGAGACGGAAAACAAGTGGGCGTGGGTCGACGTGTCGATTGCGGACGTGGCAGCATGACAAATTCGAGCAACATTCCACCAATTCAGTCAGGGACGACGGGCGAGGACCTCGTTGCAGCCGTGAACGACCGGCTAAGACGCTTGAGCACCGCGAGCGCTACAGTGGGGCAGGCAGGACCGGCAGGACCTCCCGGCGCAATCGGACCTCCAGGGAGCGGGCTTACCGCGGTTAACTTCGGTCTTAAAAGGGCAGGGGTAGTCCGAACCATATCGACCGCAGTGGTCGACGCTCTCAAAGAATCGACCTCGGTATTCGAGTTCGGCGTGACCGGGCAACCTGACCCCGGTACCGGCTTGCCTGTCGATGAGAGTGCGCAGTTTCAGGAAGCCTGCGACACGATGGCAGCGAATGGCGGTTGGCTGCGCATCCCGGCCGGCTTCCGCATCTACATCGGTACCAGGATCAAGGTGCCTTCCGGGTTGCGGCTGATTGGCGACGGGTCCGCACTCTGCAGCTTGATTCTCTATCAGGACCTGGCGGTGGGCTTCGGGCTTCTCGACTTCGCAGCGAACACGACCAACGTGGAATTGATCGGGTTCGGCATCGACGGCCGCACCGGCGACAACGTGGGCGGCTCGCTGCACGGCACCACGGGCATAGCCTACACTTCATCCGGCGATTGCTCCGACGCGCAGTGGACGAACAATTCGTCTATCCGAATCAAAGAGGGCTGCACGAAAATTCGCGTTCGTGAGCTGGACATAAGCCACACGGGCGGCTATGCGATCTTCAGCATGGCGCAGTTCGGGGCCAATATCTCCGACATCACCATCGAGCGTTGCACCTTCACCAACAATCGGCCGTTTCTCGCGGGTCCCACCGGCAACATCGTATTCGGGGCGGGCGGCGGCGGCGGCGTTCTGTTCTGGAGCGACGGGTCCACGGCGTTCCACGAACACATCACGGTACAGGATTGCACGTGGCTGAAGAGTGTCAGTAACTGCCTTTGGACTCACTCTTACTCGATTACTAACCGCGCCTTCCTCAACCGGGACATCCGCTTTTGCCGCAACTACTTCGAGGACTCGGGCCTCGATTGCACGCAAGCGGCCGGCATCGACGGCTATCTGGAGACAGACAACCTGGCCGTGCGGGTGGGCTACGTCTGCATGGACGATGCGGGCCTGACTCGCACACCGCGCTGGAACGTCATCCCGGTAGCTTTCGACACGGCCGGCATTCTCCTCAACGCGGTGCGCGATCACAACGAAGTGCGTTGCGGCAATTGCGAGCTGTACGACGCTGACGGCGCCGGCTGGACTACGATGAGTAACAGCATTTTCGAGTCCAGTTTCGCATCATCGGATCCGCATGCCGATGCAACGCACTGCGGGCCGTGGAATCTCCTCAATCAGAACTGGACCCGCGGCATTGTCATCTCGAACTCGAATGGCGTGACAACCGACGTTGGCCACGGCATCATCATCGCGGGTAACGAGTTCTACTATCCCGCTGGCGGGGTAGTGCTCGCGTTCGGAACCAAGGGGATGAAGATCATTGGGAATCTGGTTCACTATCCGGATGCCTATTACTCTGCCCCTATCATCCTGGGCAACATCATCATCGGCGGCGTCCAGTTCCACTGCACCGACAGCGATATTTCCGGCAACACGTTTCACATTTCGAGCACCGGGGCATCTGGGCCGTGCGTGGCCGAATCGACCACACCAGGCGGCGGGATCCCCGTGACGAACTTCACGGCGACGGACGTGAACCGCGTCAGGGATAACACCTTCAATTCCGGACCAGGTGCGTTCGGGTTCTACGAATTCATGAAACAGCCGTTGAGTTCGGGTACAACCGGGATAACCTCGATCGCCAGCACGACGGCACAGGCGCAGGGGATCGTAGAAACACACATCCTCACGCAAGGGATCAACACCGCGGCGTTTCAGACACAGATATGGTCTAACTCCGTGGCGTCGGTTGGTGTGGCACCTACGGGCTCGCAGCTCGCCACGTTCACGCCGGCCGCGGCGTTCTTTCCGGCCATCGGCATCGGTGCTTCCGGCATCGTAGACAGTGCGCGCAACTTCACGGGGCACTCCTATGCGATCGATGGCATTGGGGTGATCGTCAATAACTTGGGACAGGTCACCACGTCCTATGTCGGGATCAGCACGACTTCCTACCATGCCTTAGAACTCACTGGTTCAGTTGGAACAGCCAGCAACAATACGCAAATCGTGTTCTATGGTGGGTTGAGCGGTTGGCTGTGGTCGGTCGGATGCGATTTATACGGCACCGGAGGAAAGGACTTCCACTTTTACAGCGCGGCCGTGGGGGCTCGCACGACTATCCAATGGTCGACCGGCAATCTGGGTGTCTGGACGGGTTCTCCCGCGTTTCCTCTCGACGTGGCGGGCCAGATCAACGGAGCGTCGTACAGCATTGCCGGATCGGGCATCGTGGACAGTGCGCGCAACTTCACGGGCAACTCTTACTCGATCGACGCCTATGGCACCGTCATCAATTACCAGGGGGCCGTCAGTTCGTCGCTACTCACCGTGGTGGGAGCGGGCGGGGCTCACCTTCGGACCTATCTCCAATCCCCGGCCGGCTACCTATCGATCATCGAGCTGGGTCCGGCCGTTGCCGGCCGCGCGGAACTCATAGGCGGCACAGCCGGCGATTTCTCGGTTGCCCACAACGGTGTTGCTACGCCGTTTCAGAGTTTTGCGTCGGGAGCGGTGAACAACACTCTTTGCCTCAACGCGGGAAAAGTCGGCATCGGCCTCACGAACCCGTCCTTTGCCCTGGACGTAATCGGCCAAATCAATGCCTCGACCGGCTACGACATCGCCGGATCGGGCATCGTGGACAGTTCGCGCAACTTTACCGGACACTCCTATTCGATCGACGGCGTTGGCGTGGTGATCGACAACACCGCCATGGTGAATGCCTCGAAGATCGAGATCAGCGGTACGACGGTGATCAGCGCGGCGCGGGCCATCACCGGGGCCTCGCTCGACGTGGGCGCTGGTTCCGTCAACTGCGGCACGCTGACCGTTGCGACCTTCTCGCCAACCAACATCACGGCGGGCGGGTACATCACGGCGACCGGCGTCATTGGCACCGGAACGGGTTTCCAGATCAGCGGGTCCACCGTGATCGACAGTACCCGGCTCGCGAACTTCTCCTCGATCGAGGTCAATTCCGGTACCGTGGTCGACGGCTCCAGAAACGCTTACTTCGCCGCTGGAACCTTCACGGGCGTGATAACCGCTGACTCCGGTGTGGCCTCCAGAGCGGGCATCGAGGCCACCGGCTACAACATTTGCAATTCCTCCGGGTCACTTCTCGGTTTTGGCAGCACCATCAACGTGGGGGTTTTCATCAGCGCAGGGGTCGCTTACTTTTACAACCGGGCAGTCGGAACGGGCGTGCTCTATAACCAGATGACGATGATGGGTGGCGTAATCGTGGGGTTAGCATAAGACCAATGCCCCTCCGACTCAAGCTCACACCCGACAACGCGAATCGCATCAATGGCACACTCCGAGAGCGCGATGCATACGCGGCCGAAGCGAAGCACTACGAAGCGCTTGCCGGCCTCAGTAACAGATTGGCTTCGGTGCTCATCGAAACGGAGGTGCGCGCAGCGGGCGAAGACGTCAAGGTACAGCGCGGGAATGCCCGTACCGAGATTGACGCGGATGGACAAAACTGGCTCGCAATCGATGACCCACCAGGCGCGCGGATACCTGTGGGCCCGTCAAATCTGGATCCCGTCACAAAGCGGCAAGCCTAGCCGCTGGCACAACTACTACCGCTACCGGGTGGGAATGTGGCTGCACGACCACGCTCGCCCGCTTTGGCGCGTCTTGAAACGGCGCGGCCGGCGCCGTGTACCTGCCAATAAACCGGGGGTGACATCCCAACTGATGCAGTCCCGCAAGTCCTCCGGACCTTCTTCGCTTTCGAGTTCCCACACACCCTAAACTTCGCCAATCGCGAATTGCCGAACAACCACCTTGGAAATACAACTGGTTGAGCCCTTTCCCGCTTCCCATTGGCCGCTGGCCTGGGATTGGCAGGCGCGCGTGCGTCGAATCGTGTGCGACGACTACTCCCCAAAGTCGATTGGAGAATTTGTCGAATTGAGCATTGCTAGGAAGTGCCGAACGTTCGGCGTGTCGGTGGACGGCCGCATCGGGGGCGTGATCGCCTTCGAGATGGTCAACCCGGCAACCGCGTTGGGACACCTTCTATTCGCCAGATGGTGCTGGGGGCGTCGACGGCGGCGAATGTGTGATATTCCCGCGACGGCATTGCGGCTCGCATGTGGCCGGATGTTCGAGGCGGGCGCGCTCAAAGTCCTGTGTCTCATCCCTGAGCACAACCGGCTCGCGATCGCGCTGGTGGTGAGACAGGGCGGCGTAGTTGAGGGAGTGTTGCGGAACCATACGGTTCGCGACGGGCAACCCGTGAACGCGGTTGCGGTTGGGATGACGAAAGAGGAGTTCTATGGGACTGGGATTATCGGGCGGGTACAACAGTCAAAGCAGCAAGAGCACGAGCACGAGCCAAGACAACGCGGCAGTGGCGTCCTCAACGAACAAGACGTACACAGCGGATCAGACCAGCCTACAGGGCAGTCTGATTCAAGCGCTGCAGGGTTTGATCTCGGGCTCTGCATCCCCGACAGTGACGGCAGCGCAGACGGCGAGCGCGGACCAGATCAACTCGGAGTACTCCTCGGTGGGGGACCGGACCCAGAAGTTCCTCGCAGCAAGAGGGTTCGGGTCAAGCGGTCAGGCGGGAAAGTCAGTCCTTCAAACCGAGCTGGGAAGACAGGGCGCGCTCGCAAACAATAGCGCGAGTTACGGGGCCACCGGGTTGCAACTCCAGCAACAGGGGCTCCAGGATTCACTCAGCGCGGCGTTCAATAACTCCGGTACCACGTCAACGGGGACGTCCTCCGACACCAAGAGCGGTAGCAGTACAGGCAGTGAAAGCGGCTGGGGCGTTGGCGCCAGCGCCAAAATCTGAAAGACAAACTAATGCCCTTCCTCGACGCTCTCGTAAACAACCCGGTAACTCACGCGATTGGCCACGCGGCAGGTTCCTTGTGGAACATGACCGACCTGGCGCGGTCCCTGAAGCAAGCAGCTTTCGATCAGCAGCAGCTTCAGCAGAAGCAGGCGCTCACGGACCAGATGTACCAGGACAAGATGAAGCAGCAGCAGTTCGAGAACGAACGCCAACTGCGCGCCATGGGCGGAACTCCCGTGGACCCCAATTCTTCGACCACCGGCTTGGTACCGGGAACAGGCGGAATCGGTAACTCGATCCCGTCCACTCCGCAACCACCGGGACCGGCTAACCAGGGCCAAGGGTTCTCGCCGGCCAAGATGAAGATCGCGAACAACGGGCAGACTGGAACCGCAGACCAGTCACGGCAAGCCAAAGGGCTGCAAGTTCGCCCTGGCGCCACGCAATCGGATGACACGGTAGCAGCGCAGCAACAGCAGGGACAGGACCAGGACCTCATGAGCAGTCTTGCCCAGTCCGCAGCCGCGGCCGGCATTCCGGCTGCACCGGCGCCGGTTCGCCCGGGTGGCATCGATAACGAAGCTCACCGGATGCATACCCCGTGGGGTGTGGACTATCATGTTCCGGACGATGAGGAACGCACCGCGAGTAAGACCAAAGCATCTGCACCGCTCGATGACACGAACTCCGTGTCCGTGGGCGATCTCGCAAACGCGCTCCAACACCTGAACCTGCAACCGGGCACCCGCATTCCCCACAAGGCGCTCAAAACGTTCCTCGACGCCGATGCGGCAGCGCGAGGACTGCAACCGCACTACGACCCGAAATCTTTCAACACGCCCGCGATGGTGGACGAAAACAAGGGGACTGCTTCCCCAATCACCATGGCGCCCGGTATGTCCGTGGCGAAACCGAAAGCGAAACCCACGGCGCATTACACCTCGGACAATCAAGGCAACGTCTCAGCGTTCTCCTTCGACCCCGAGACGGAGACTGCCAAGCCCGCGGGAACATTCCCCGGCGCAGGCCCAACGCGCAAAGACCCGAACGCGGCGAAGGGGGCAGCGGGGCCAAAGCCCGCGACACCCGTGCAGCTCAATACCATCAGAAACCAGAAGACGGTGGGCGAATCGAGGGCGGAAGCAGCCTTTAAGAAGGCAGTCGCGGCGGCCACTATAAAAGGTGGGGGCGTCGGAGGGAAGGACTATACCGACCCTGACGCGATCCATGCAGCGGCCGAGCAGCTTCGGAAGGACAAGCAGACCGCGCAGGACAAGTACGAATCGAGCCTGACGCAGTTCGGCTATCCCGTGGAGCACGTAGAGTATCCCGACACGGCATCGGGCACCCAAAAGAACGCGCCCGAAACACCGAAGGCGCCCGAAACGCCGAAAACGCCGGCGCCGGCCGCACCGCAGGCGCCACCGGCCGCGCCCAAGGTAGTTCCGCAAGCGACCCCTCCGCAAGCTGCGGCGCCGGCGCCGGCCGCTCCTCCAGCAGCTCCCGAGGCAAAGCCTCTTGCTCCGTGGAGCCGGCTCGTGAAACCGGGGGCAACCCAGAGCAAGGGCAGACTCACCGACCAGGCGAAAGCCATGGAGTATGTCAAAAAGGCGGGCGGCGACAAGATGAAAGCCCGCCGACTCGCTAAAGCCGACGGCTGGGAGTTCTGATGCCCGATATCTTCGACCAGGTGGCACCGGACAAGGCACCGGCGCCTGCAGGCGATATCTTCGACCAGGTGGCACCGGACAAGGCACCGGCGCCGGCAGTTCCGAAGGCACCGGCAGCTCCGCAGCAACCGGGTCTACTTTCCCGCGTGTGGGACCAGAGCGTAGTCAGCAACGCGAAAGACATCGGCAGCATGGTGGAGGGCGCGTCCGCGGCGGCCAATCACCTGGCCGGCAACGTCTTCGACCTTTTCGACACGGGTGCGGACCAGATTTCCAACCTCACCGGACTCTCGAAGGGCGGCGCGTTCGCTGCGATGCGCGACTGGGCACGGCAAGGCGAGAAGGACCAGCAACAGAAATCCAAAGACCTCGCAGGGGACCGCACGGGCCTACCGAGTGCAATCTTCCGCGGCGTTGGGCAGGGCATGCTGGAACTCCCCCAATACGCGATTGCCGGCGAAGTGGCGGGGCCGATTATCGGCCTGGGCGCTGTCTCCGCGCTGAACGCAGAAGATAAGGGCGTCATCCCGGCACTCCAGGCAGCGGCCGAAGGTGCAGCACTGGGCGGGGCGCTGCATGTCATGGGACCGGCTTCGCGCGTCATTCGCCTCACGGGCGCTGCTGCCATGACCTACGCGCAGCAACGATTAGCCGGCGCGGACCAGCAAAGCTCGATCACGAGCGCAGTCACGATGGGCCTCATGGCCGCGCAGCATCCTGGCGGCGTGGACGCCAAGGGCATCCGCCTACTGAATGCTCGAGCCAAGGAAGCACCCGAGCAGCAGTACACGTCGACGGGGCAACCGACTGGCGGCGGCGATATCTTCGACCAGGTGGCACCGGACCAGGCCACGGCAGACGGTTGGCCGGCAGACAACCCCGCTCGCGATGACTACGCCGGCAGGGAGCAACTACTTGCGGGCGCGGGTTCGCCACCCAAACGGCAACGCAAGCCACGAGTACCCGTAGCTCCACCGCTCAAACCGAGCGACCTATTACCGACTCCGCAGGAAGCCGATGAGCAGACCACGGCCAACGCGCAGGAGTTCGTCAATACGGTGCTACCGAGTAGCTCACCGGATGAGACACCGGCAGCACCACCACCAGTTCAAGCAGCACTACCAGTTCAAACCGAGGAGACACCAAATGCAGTTACCGTGGAGCAAAACCCCGCCACCGATGGGCAAAAAGAAGCAAGTCAAGAAACCGAGCAACCCGCAGTCGAACGGCCTGCTGGCGAGCCTGCAGGCGGCACAACCGCAGCAGCGCCCGCAGATACCGATGCCAAAGAAGGCCTGACACCTCCCGAGAAACCTGAACCGGCACCTCCGGAACCTCAGACGGCCGAGACCGCGATCGCGGCGCCGGCCGCGGCGGCGCCCCCCACGAGTACAAGCCTCTTACCCCTCGAAGATTGGGGCAGCCGCGGCGACGGCCACGGCAGCAACACGACATACACCCGCATCCCGATCGAGGGCGGGCAACGGCAATACTCGATTTACAGACAGCGCCATGGGTTTGGGGCGAGCTGGGCCAACGTCGCCGATGACATAGTATCCAAACCGCAGGGGTACGGAAGCATCGGAAAATTCCCCACCCGTGAAGCAGCCTACAAGGCCATCCAGGAGTTTCACGCGAAGGAATACCCCGAGACGGCCGCGCCCGAGCGTATGCCAGAGGGCACCGGCACTATCGATGTCACCCCGGTAAAAGCAGAACCGAAGCAGCTTGAGGCGCCGGCGAAGGAACCCGCGGTCATCGCGCCACCGGCCGGCGATATCTTCGACCAGGTGGCGCCGGAACCCGCTGAGATCGAGGCTCCCGAACCCAAAGGTAAGATAGAAGCGGGTAAAACCGATGCCACCGAACCAGCCACCGACGAACCTGGGGGACGAGGAAGGGTACGACGGCCTGGAGAACATGATCCGGAAGTTCTGGGAGACGGAGCGCCCGAACTTCACGAAGGACCTGAAAGCGGCCGACCAATTCCGCCAGCGAGTAGCGGAAGCAGCGGACCAGCACAACCGGATAGCACAGGAAGCGTTCGAGGCGGGTCTGTCAGCGTTCCAGGGGGACGAACTGGCGAGGGAGGACTGGATGATTCCGGACACCAGACCGGGCCGGGCGACCTAACCCGGCAGGAAGATGGCGACTACCGCATCACCGACGCGGACCACGTTGGCGAGGGCGGCGAGAAGGTCCGACTCCGCAACAACCTCGAAGCGATCCGCACCTTAAAGAAGGTACTGGCCGAAGCACGCCCACCGACACCCGCGGAACAGTCGAAACTCGCCAAGTTCGTGGGCTGGGGTTCGCTCTCCAACATCTTCGATACGCGCAAGCGCGACTGGGACGGCGCACGGGAGGAGCTGCGCGCCCTACTGACCGACGACGAGTACCGCACGGCATCCGCATCGACGGTCAATGCTCACTACACCTCTCCGATGGTCGTGGTGGGCGGTCTGTGGAATGCGCTGCGCAGGTTCGGTTTTGCGGCCGGCAACTCATGGATGGAGCCCGCGGCCGGCGTGGGTAACGTCCTGGGGCTGCAACCCGATGACATGATGCCATCGAGACGCACCGGCATCGAGATGGATTACATCACCGGGCAGATTGCCAAGATGCTGTATCCCGGCTCGAATATCCAGATTTCCCCATTCCAGAAAATCGCGCTCCCGAACAACTTCTTCGACGCGGCCGTGAGCAACGTCCCTTTCGGCAAGCTCCCCGTGCGCGACCTACGCTACCGGAAAACGCCGGTAGCGCTGCGCGCGATCCACAACTACTACTTCATCAAGTCGCTCGATCTCGTTCGACCTGGCGGAATTGTCGCGTTCATCACGAGCCGCTTCACCATGGACTCGCAGGACGCGGCAATCCGCAAGCTCATCGGCAGCAAAGCGAACCTGCTGGGCATGATCCGGCTACCGGATACCGCGTTCAAGGGCAACGCCGGCACCGCAGTTGTGACCGATATCGTCTACCTGCAGAAGCGGGCCGAGGGCGAGGAGCCATCGGGGCCGTCCTTCGAGAACACGCGGGAGGTGTCCTTCGGTAACGACGGCAACGCCCACATGAACGAGTACTACATCGAGCACCCCGAGATGGTTCTCGGTGAGCACTCGATGACTGGCTCGCACTACGGACCCGACAAAAACCTCACGGTTAAAGGCACGGTGACGCCCGAAGCACTGGCAGAGCGTGTGGCGCGACTCCCTGAGAACGTCTTCAAGCCATGGACGGCCGACACTCCCGCAGCGGAAACCGCGGGCTATCTCCAGCTTGGCGACGAAGTGAAGGACGGCGGGTATTCGATCGTAGACGGCGTGATCGTGCAGCGCGAGGGCAACATCTACCGGCCGGCAATCATGAAAAACGGATTGCAAGCGTTGCGGATCAAGGCAATGCTTCCAGTCCGCAAAGCTCTGTACGAAGTATTCAGCACCCAGTTAGACGGCGACAGCGAACCGAAGATGGTTGCGGCGCGGCGGGCGCTCAATAAAGCCTATGACTCGTTCGTCAAGGCACACGGCTTTCTCAACGCTCTCGCGAATCGCTCCGCGCTGGGCGAAGATCCGGACTATCTTCCGATGGCCGGCGCGCTCGAAAACTGGGACCGCGATGCGAAGACGGCCACCAAAACGGACATCTTCACGAAACGGACGTTGGAGCAACCGACGTATCCCGACAAAGCCGGGACCGCGGCGGAAGCTCTCGCGCTTACGCTCAACCGTTTCGGCCGGATCGACTGGGCGCACATGCAGGAACTCACCGGCAAGACGCCGGATGAGCTGCGCAAGGAACTCAAGGGGCAAGTATTCCGCAACCCCGAGGGCGGCAAGTGGCAGACGCAGGACGAATACCTCTCGGGCAACGTCAAAGACAAGTTGGACGTCGCGCTCGAAGCGGCCAACGCCGACCCCGCATTTAACGAAAACGTCGAAGCGCTCCAGAAGATTCAGCCGGTAGATATCCCGATTGCCGATATCAAGGTGAGTATGGGCGCCAACTGGATCCCGGCTCACGTGGTGCAGAAGTTCTTGCGCCATGTGCTCGACCAGCACAGCGGAACCGTAACCTACGAACCGAATACCGCGCTCTGGGTCGTTACGACCGATAAACACGAGCGCGGGCGCGCAGCCAACGATACGACGTATGGCACGCAAACCCACTTCGGCCACAAGTTACTCGACCTGGCGCTCAACGGTAAGGCGCCAAAGGTCTACATGGCGGGGCCGACCGAGGGATCCCGCGTGGTCAACCCGCGGGCGACGGCGATAGCGCAAGCCGCACAGGACGCGCTGAGAGTGCGTTTCGAGCAATGGCTTTGGGAAGACCCGAAGCAGTCCGATGCGCTCGCGAAGCATTACAACCGGACGGTGAATAACACCGTCAATGCTGACCACGATGGGTCGCACTTGACCCTACCCGGCTCCAATCCGCAAGTTACACTGCGGCCTCACCAGAAGAATGCCATCTGGCGCATCCTCAAAACCGGCAACACCTTGCTCGCGCATGAAGTCGGAGCGGGTAAGACTTGGGTAATGGTGGGCGCGGCCATGGAAAGCCGGCGCCTGGGCCTCGCAAAGAAGCCGGCCATCGTCGTACCGAACCACATGGCGGCGCAGTTCACGCGGGAGTTCATGCAACTCTACCCGTCCGCGCGCATCCTGACCATCGGCAAGGAAGACTTTGCCGCGGTGAACCGCAAGCGGGCCGTGGCGCGGATCGCGGGCTCCAACTGGGACGCCATCATCATCCGCCACTCGTCATTCGAGAAGATTCCGGTAAGTGACGAGACTTATCAACGGTTCTTCGATTCGCAGGTAGCCGAACTGCGCGCAGCGCTCGAATCCGCATCCGAAGGGATGAGCGAGAAGGACAAAAAGAAAGACAAGACCGTCAAGGAGATCGAGGCTGCTATCGTTCGCCTCGAAGTGAAGCTCGCGAAGCATTTGGACCGCGAGGGCAAGGATAATGCGGTCAATTTCGAGCACCTGGGCATCGATATGATGCTGGTGGACGAAGCGCACGCCTTCAAAGCTCTCCCTATCATCACGAGGCGCCAGCGCATCGCCGGCATCCCGAACCGCGAGAGCAACCGCGCTACGGACATGCTGATGAAAACCCAGTACGTCTCGCAGCTCAACGGTGGGCAGCGCGGCGTAGTGTTCGCGACCGGGACGCCGGTTACCAACACCATGGCCGAGCTGTACAACATGCAGCGGTACCTGCAGCCGGAAACCATGCGCGAAAACGGCGTAGCGCATTTCGACGCCTGGGCAAACACGTTCGGGGCCGTGCGGAGCGGCGTGGAACTCGACGTGTCGGGGCGCGGCTATCGCGAGAACACGCGCTTTGCCCGTCTCATCAACATTCCCGAGCTGATGCACATGTACATGCAGATCGCCGATGTGAAAACGGCTGAGATGCTGAAGTTACCGCGGCCGGATGTCGAAGGTGGACGCACCACGGCTATTGAATCTCCGGAATCTCCGGAGCTGCACGCCTTTGTCGATTCTCTGATTGAGCGCACCGACGTAGTAAGAAACGGCGGCGTGGACAAGTCGATCGACAACATGCTCAAGATCGTGGGCGAAGGCAAGAAAGCCGCGCTCGATATCCGGCTCGTGATGCCTGGAGCGCCCGACCATCCCTACTCCAAGGTCAACCAGGCGGTAGAGAACGTCTTCCGCATCTGGCAGAAGGGCAAGAAGGACCGCACCACGCAGATCGTGTTCTGCGATTTGTCAACGCCGAAGCCCGAGGGCAAGGTAAAGCCCACCGCGGACCAACCGGAGGAAGAAGATCCGAACGCAGTAGCCGAGGGCGCCGGCGAACGGGCCGGCTTCAGTGTCTACAACGACATGCGGAAGAAGTGGATTGCGATGGGCGTTCCCGCCAAGGAAATCGCGTTCATTCACGATTACAACTCGGACCAGCAGAAAGAAAACCTCTTTTCGGCAGTGCGCTCCGGATCCGTCCGGATCCTGATGGGCTCGACGGAGAAGATGGGCGTCGGGACCAACGTCCAGAAGAAAATGATTGCGCTGCATCACATGGATGCACCGTGGCGACCCGCCGATATCATGCAGCGCGACGGGCGCATCGAGCGGCAAGGCAACGAGAACAAGGTAATCCAGAAGTATCAGTACGTCAGTGGCGCATCCTTCGATGCCTACTCGTGGCAGCTGCTCGAAAACAAAGCCGCGTTCCTGTCCGTCATCTTGTCCGGACGCACGGATGTGCGCGAGATGGAGGATATTGGCTCGATCATTCCCACCGCCGAAGAGTTCAAGGCCATGGCGACGGGCAACCCTCTCATCAAAGAGAAGATTGGCGTCGAGGGCCGGCTGGGGCGGCTCGAAGCGGAGCGCAGCGGACACTTGCGACAGGAAACCGCGGTACAGCAGGAGATGCGCGGGCTTCCCTGGAGAATCGCGGAGACCAAGAGCCGCATCGCAGCAGCACAACGCGACGTGGACCTTATCGAAAGCCATAAGGACGATCCCGCGCAATACACCATAGGAAAGCAGGGGTTCGAGGGGAAGGACGCCCGCAAGCGGGCCGGCGCGGCGCTGGCAACAGTGATTGAGAGCTGGCGCGGTATGGGCACGGACGATGCACACCAGAAAATCGGGGCGTATCGCGGGCTGAAAATCTGGATCAGACCCGGGTATTCCAACTTCGGATGGAAAGAAGAAGGCGGAAAGGCCGTCAAAACCGACGAGAAGCCATTCCCACTCATGTATCTGCAAGGACCCTCGGGGGCGACTCACGATGTCTCGGTCAACCGGGAGGGAGAAATCTCCTCCACCCAACAATCAATCGAGGCAACTGCACGCGGTATTGGACCGAATACTTGGGATGTTGAGTCACTTCCGGAGCAAGAAAAGAAACTGGCCGACCTCCAGGCCAGAGCATCCCGACCGTGGCCGAAGCAGAAGGAATACGAAGCGCTGCGGGCCCGTAAAGCCGAGATCGACGCCGAGCTGGGCGAATCCGCGGCCGAGCGCGCCAGTTTCTCGGACGAAGCCGACGATCGCAGCGGTGAACGCGGCGGCGCCTTGCTCTCGTTCATGTCGCTGGGCCTCGATAAGTTCTACGTCAATGACGTAGAGCCGACTCTCATCAAGGCAGCGCAGGGTATCAAAGAAGCGGTGGACACTGCGCTGAAGGTGCTCGCTCCGCAGCTCCGCTCCGCAGACGCACACCGCGCTGGCCTGGGACTGCGACAAGGCGCGGCCGACCTGGCGCGCAAAACCGATCAGATGATGGCAGCGTTCGCGACTGCGAAGCGTGCCATGGACAAGCTACCGCAAGCGGAGAAGTACGAGTTCATTAAGAGGATGGAAGCAGGGCAGGCGCAAACTCAGCCGGCGCTCGATACCCTCGCTCTGGCGTTGCGCAACCTGCTCGATGATCGCCGTGACCAGGTGCAGAACCTGGGGACCGGCAAGCTGCAGGCCTTCTATGAGGATTATTTCCCGCATATCTGGGAAAACCCGAACCAGGCCAAGGGGGTATTCTCTGCGCTGTTCGGCGGCCGGCGCCCGATCGAGGGCAAGAAAGCGTTCCTGAAGAAACGCACGATGGTCACCTTCGAGGACGGCTTGAATGCTGGCCTTAAGCCCGTGACGGACAATCCGGTGGAGCTGGTACTCCTCAAAACCCGCGAGATTGACCGCTACGTGATGGCGCATCAGCTCCTCGCTGAGTGGAAGGCGACCAGACTCGCGAAGTTCGTCCGTCCTGGCCACAAAGCTCCTGCAGGCTGGACTAAGGTAGCCGACCCGATCGGCATCGTGTGGGGCCGTAACGCGGCCGGCGAAATGATTCTCCGCGGCAATTACTACGCTCCCGAAGGCGCGGCGACCATCCTCGAAAACTACCTCTCACCCGGACTGCGGCAGTATGGCGTGTTCCGCGCTCTCCTCGGTGCGAATAACGTGCTCAACCAGGCGCAGTTAGGCATGAGCGCCTACCATCTTGGGTTCACGAGTCTCGACGCCAGCGTATCGAAGGGCGCGCTCGCGATCGAGCAAGCTCTCCACGGGAAGCTGGGCGCGGCACTGAAAAGCGCGGCGGGCGTTCCTCTCGCACCTGTCACCAACTGGCTCCAGGGTCGCAGGATGCTGCAGGAGTGGAACAGATCCGGTAGCCAGAGTCCGGAGATCGAGAAGCTTGTCGCGGGGCTGGTGATGGGCGGTGGACGCGCCCATATGGATGAGATTTACGCGACCAACATGCGCGAGAACATGATGAAAGCGTTTCGCAGTGGCAACGTGCTGGGCGGCTTGTTGCGCGCTCCGTTCGCTACGCTCGAAGCCACCAGCAACATCATCATGAAGGAAATCGTCCCGCGGCAGAAGCTGGGAGTGTTCGCGGACCTGGCGCGCGCTGAGTTCGAGCGCCTGGGACCGGCAGCCACGGATGAGCAGGTACGCGATGCCATGGGTAAGGCCTGGGACTCGGTAGAAAACCGTATGGGTCAGTTGACCTATGACAACCTGTTTTGGAACAGGACGGCCAAAGACCTCGCGATGCTCTCGGTGCGTTCGGTCGGGTGGAACCTCGGGACCATCCGCGAGATTGGCGGGGCTGCGATCGACGCGGTAAAGATTCCCGTCCAGCTTGCCACGGGAAATAAAACCGCGAGCGAAGTGAACATTCACCGGCTGGCTTACGTGGCTTCGCTCGCCATCACCAGCGCGGTCACCGGCGCGATTTATCAATACCTCGCCACCGGGAAGGGTCCGCAGGAGCTGAAAGACTACTTCTTTCCTCGCACGGGGCAACTCAACGAGTCCGGACGCCCGCAGCGGGTCGCGATGCCGACCTATGTAAAGGATGTCTATCACTACGCGACCGAACCCGGTAGGACGCTGGCCGACAAGGTTTCCCCTCTCGCTTCGCTATTTGCCGAGATGGTCAAGAACAAGGACTTCTACGGCAACGCGATACGCAATGTCGATGACCCGCTGATTCAACAGATGCTCGAAGCCGGCAAGCACGTTGCGCTTGCGGCCGAGCCGTTCGGGATCCGCACACTCGAAAAAGAAACCAATCTGAAGGCGCCGATTGCGCAGCGCATCCAACAGTTCGTGGGCATCACGCCGGCGCCATCATCGATCGAGAAGAGTTCCGCGTCGTTGCTCGCGTCCGAGCTGGCGGCCGGCAACATCCCACCCGGGAACCGCACCCGCGAGCAAGTGGAGCGCACCAAAGAGGAGCGGACCATCGCGGAGCTGGCGCGCACGGGGCGCCCAGTGAGTGCCGAAATCGGCAAAGCGCTGCGCGCTGGCACCGTCACCATGGCCGAGGTGCGGCGGGCGCTGGCCGGCGCGCACATGGACCCGCTGGCGCGCACGTTCAAGAGCTTGCAGCTCGACCAGGCGCTCAAAGTGTGGGGCAAGGCGACTCCGGAGGAGCGGCAGAAGCTGAGACCGTTGCTCTTGCAGAAGGGCAAAACACTGAATACCAAGACCCGACAAGAGCAACGGATACTGGGGCCGGCATTCGGCGCTGCGCTTTCGCAACGATAAGGCGAATTAGGCACTGGTATGACCGTACCTACCGTATCGATGCCGCTCGCCGTGTTGCTGTCCATTGGAACAGCCGTGGGCGGCGCGTATGTCGCGCTCGAAAAGACCTCGATCGAAGTGTCGGTGCGGTTGGATAATGTGGACCGGCGCATCGAGTTACTCCAGGCCAACGCGCGCACCTATATTGCGACGCCCGAGTTTACCGAAGTGAAACGCGAAATCGACGACATCCACACGGATGTGCGAGAGATTCGGCGTGCTTTGTTGGCGCGGCCGAATATCAAGCCTTAGCCTTCTTCTTCTTCTCCCCCCACCGTGCTTTCGCAGCCGAGCGCGCGGATTCGCTCCGTTCCTTAGCGGTCATCTTCTTAGATCGCGCCTTACCGCCCAGCGCGGCAAACTCCTTCTGCGTAAGATCCTTCATTTCCACAATTCTACCATCCATGCTGGCACGCATTGACATTTATGCGTGCTTGTACGCATAATAGGGTAGTACGGACGAAATCTCGAATGAGGAGATGGAATGGAAAACAGCCAAATCGAAGAAACCCACAACCTCTACGCAAACGACCCGGACGCCCGCGAGGAAGCGGACGACCTATTACTCACCCAGACACTCAACAACTACGAACGCGCCCTGCGCGTCATCGCGGACCTGGAGCGCGGACTCCAGTTCGTCGCGAGGATCAAGCCCTACGAGATGTTCCCGCATTTGGAGCATCCCTATGCATCGGCACTCGGTGCGTGCGAGGGCGAAGCCCTTGTCGCACTCTGCGCTATCCCGCGGGAATGGAAGCGGATCGACGTCCAGACACAAGAAAGGAAGGTAGCGTAATGGCAGTTCTACGGTTTAACCCTAACGAGCCACTTGAAGTGGCGCTGAAGTTCGACGGCGGCAAGCGCGTTACATCGCGCATCCCCGACGCTCCGGACCAGATGATGTACTCTCTCTGCGGCGATGACACGATCTACGTGCCGCTCATCGTCGCGGAACAGATTGACAAGCTGGGCATCAAGAAGATGGAGCTTATCTCTATCTGCAAGACCGTGCGCAGCAACGTCACGCGCTGGGAAGTGGCGCGCATGGGCGATACGGCCACGGCACCGATCGCACCGGCAACGCCATTCGAGCAACCCACGGTGCTGGAGAACCAGCTAACCCGCTCGATCGCAATTGCACAGCAACGGCAGGCAGTCACTCCTTCAAAAGTTCAGCCCGCCGTTGCCGTCAGTCAGAGTGCTGCGATTTCTGCGCATGCACCCCAAACCCAACCCATTATCGCCCACACCGTAGCCTCGAAGCTCATGGCGGGCGCGCTCATCGCAGCATTCAACGCGACACAGGAAGCAGAACGCTACGCGCACACGAATGGCGTGGAACTGGAGTTCGGTACCGAGGACATTCGCGCTATCGCGGCAACGATGTTCATTCAGGCGGCGAAAGATCCGGCCTTCCTCAGCTCGCAACCCGCAAAGGTAAATGGAGGCACCACATGGCAGTAGCACCCATGACCCTCTGGGACGTGGAGGAGAGCTTATCGGCTCTCCTCGATACCGCGGAGCTGGTTCCCGTTGCGGCAGAGGAATGCTTCCTGCTCGAACTGGAACAAGCGCTCACCACCGCGGCCGACAAGCGCGATCGCGTCGCCGGAATGCTGGCCTACCTCGAAACGCGGCAGTCTCACTGCGAAATCGAGATTGCCCGCCTGCAGAACCTCAAGAAAGCCAGCGCAGCCGCGGCCGAACGGCTCGAAGGGTACATTACCTACGTAATTACCCGTATGGGCAAGGATGCCAAGGGCAAGTACCGCAAGCTCGAAGGACACACGAGCACCCTGTCACTGGCGGCATGCCCTGTGTCGGTCGAGATCACGGATCCGCTGGCAGTCCCGCTCGACTACCAGACCGTGACCGTTACGATGCCGGCGTCGATGTGGGCCGATGTGCTCAACGCGGCGCCCTGGGTACAGCGCACCGTCACCGTCCAGCCGGATAAGGTCGCGATCAAGGCCACCATCCAGGCCGGCGTCGACGTTCTCGGCGCCAAGCTCGTCACGGACAAGACGAGCGTGAGGCGCAAATGAAGGCCGACGTGGCGCGTATCATCGCCGAGCACCGCGCAGCGTGCGGCGGCAGCATCATCATGTTCTGTTTAGCGATAGCCTCGATTTTTCTCGTGGCCTTCATCATCGCGGGCTTGCGGTAGTAGTACTAAGCGCGGTTCTCTTGCGGGGAATCGCGCCTTTTTTGTTGTTTAATTGTAGCGCTTGCGCTACTATAAAGACATGGAAAACAGCTACGGACTTAACAAGGGGATCAACGAACCGGAAACGGCCGATGTAGATTTTCGCCGCGAGCGTGGCGCGGTTTCGGACAGCGAGTTGGCTCGAATCGAGTCGCTCGATACATCGTGGAATCCGGATAAATCCCCGGAGGGCATGGCGAAATATGAGGCCAGCCTTCTGGCTGCGGGCGGCGAGTACGCGAAACTAGCCAGAACGAGAGCGCAAATCGCGGAACTGATGAAGTCCGGGGTGGATTTCGAGACAGCTCGAAAGACGGTGCGGTAATGAACCTCCTCACCACGAGCCAGGCCGCCGAAATCCTCGGCATGAAACCAGTGGGAGTGCGCCGGCTCATCGAGCGCGGCGTGCTCCCCACCACCAAGACGGGCCGCGATCACCTGATTAAGCCTGCCGACATTGAGCGCGCGAAGTCGCGGCGAGGTGCGGGGCGGCCGGCAAACACGAATTCACGGAGGCAACCAAAATGACGACAGAAGAACGGTTCGACCGAATTGAGAAAGCGCTCGACCGCATGAGCCAGACGCAGGAACGCATCAGCGATACTCAATTTCACGTGGACGGCCTGATGGCGACACTGGCCGATTCACACATCAGGCTCACCGAGGCACAGATCAAGCTCGCTGAATCGCAAGCTCGCTTCGAGGCGGGCATGGAGGAGCTGAAGCGGCAATTCCAGGCGTACCTAACCTCGCGTCCCCACTAGCGCCAGTCCCGCAGCCGGGTGGCCATCTCATCGCGCCGAGAGTTAGTCACCCGCGCATAGATCATGGTGTTCTGAATGTTGGCGTGCCCCACCCAATCCCTCACGAGTTCCACATTCTCCCCCTTCGATAGCAGATGAGTACAGCAGGCGTGCTTGAGCATGTGGCAGTGCCGCAAGCTCGCCGGCAGCTTGGCGCGCTCCGCGTATTTGCCCACCAGAACGTGCAGCATCTTCCGGCTGATGGGTGAGCCCTTCCGGCTGGCGAAGATCGCACCAGGGGCGCCTCCACGCTCCTTTAACCATGCTTTGAGTGCGCGGGACTCCTCGCGACACAACCCGTGCTCACCCGAGTGCGAGCCTTTGAGGCGGTGGACCGACAACCGATCCGTCCTGGGCGAGTAATCGCGCATCTCGAGCAAACCCACTTCGGACGCTCGAAGGCCGGCGTGATACATCAGGCGGAAGATCGCACGGTCCCGCACCGAGTCGATCGCCTTGAAGAACCTGGCGAGTTCATCCTCTTTCAGCACGTCGAGGACGGGGCGCCGGCGTCGGCGCTTACTGGACAGAATAGTTACTTCGTCCAGTTCGGGGGTCTCTATGCCGGGTAAGTCGTTATAAACAGGTGAGAGCATGACTGGCGTTTATGTCTGTAATGTCCAGTTCATGCGCTTCCGCTGTGAATTCAGGACACTTAGGACTCCTGCCAGCCATTCGACAATCGCGCCAAATACGTCGGTTTAGGTCGCATTCTCGCGGGCGAGCCGTGGCGATTTAGCCACGGAAAAGGCGGCGCGGTTTGGGCGAAACGCGAGAATCGCGCCGGGACATTTTATGCTAGGCCCATGGCCCACATCGCACTCGACTCCCCCTTCGAGACGCCGGCAGACCCCGGCGTGCTCACCTACGGCAAGCTGCAAGATGCCATGTGGCGGCTTGAGGTCCTGGACTTCGGCGCTTGTGAGTTGCAGGGCCCGCACAACGTGAGATTGATGGCGGTGCGGACCACGGAGGATCTGCGCCACTACAAGCACTGCTACACGTTCGGCCTGGCGTGCTGGGAGTTTTCCTGCGACGTGAACGTGGACAACGTGAGCGTGCGCTTCACTGTCGAGGGGCGGCTCTACGAGATTCCAGCGATTCCACCAGGCGGCGACTACCGCCCGCGCGTACCGCGGCGCGTCCTCGCGCTGGAGTCAGGTTCGGACTCCACGAATTCCCGGTTAGTCTAAACGCTCCACGGATGCCGTCATACTCACGTCACATCATCTAAACGCTCCCCTATCAGTAGGAAAGCGCTATTTCTGCCTTGAGTATGCCGTCTAGGCCGGGGTAGTGGCAGGAGCGGCGGGAGTGTTGGCCAGCACGGCCGCGGCGAGTTCGTCATCGTTCGCGTTCAGTGCGGCTGTTAAGGCGGCGAGTTTGGCTGGGTCGGTACCGGCAGCGGTGATCGCCGCGGCAAGGTTCTGAATCAGAGTGAGGGCCGATTTCGTGACCGTCGTTTGTCTTGCAACCGCTGCGGTCAGGTCGTCTATTGCTGCCATGTCTTGTGCTTCCTTTTGTATGAGAAGTTGGACACCCGCAAGTATCTGGGCAAGGACCGCTTTGGTCGCGGCGTCAGGCTCGAAGGTTACGTGCAGGTCCACAGCCTCCACCTTACACCGTCGTAAAATCCCCTCATGGCAACCAAAAAGCCCATCTATATGGAGAGCACGGAGATTCCGGCCGAGCGCACGGCCGCGGAGATCTCCTCGTGCTTGGTGCAGGCCGGCGCCAGCTCGATCTCGACCCGGTTCGAAGGTGGGAAGATCGTTGGCCTTGGCTGGACGATGAAGGTTGCCGGCAACGACATCCAGTTTGCGATGCCTGCCCGGGTCGACCCGGTGGAGAAGCTCCTGACTAGGCGGCGCAGTGGTTACGTCGATCGAGCGGCGAGAGAGCGAATCCGCGCCCAAGCGGAGCGCGTGGCGTGGCGCCAGCTCCTCCGCTGGGTGCAAGCGCAGCTCGCGATGATCGACGTCGGTATGGTGCAGAGCGCCGAGGTGTTCATGCCCTACATGCAGCAGGCCGATGGATCGACGTTCTTCGAGTACTTCGAGTCGAAGCAACTCCGGATTGCCGCACCGGAGAAGACAAACTAGGCCGGCTGCAGGGCTTCAGCATCCTCCGGTGGATGCTCCGGTTGCTGCTGCCCTTCGCGGAGCCCATACCGTTCCGCCCGGGCATCGATCTCGATGGCGATCTCTAGCGCACTGTCAGCGACAGCGGCCGGCGTCATCCCGTGGTGCCCCACGATCCCGCCCGCGATGATGGCGGCCATGATCTTCAGGCCCTGAAGGTCTCTCATCGGCGTGAGGTAGCGCCACTGCCCTTGGCGCCCATACCCATTGCACCGCCTGTGGTGGCCGGCTGCATGCCGAGATGCTCGATGGTCTCGCGGAGCTTGTGCTCAATCATCGCCGGCGTTTCGTACCAGGGATGGTTGCCCACGGTCACGTTGAGCGCGCCCAGTGTCTGTGGTGCGGTTGGCGGGGCGTAGCTGTACTCGACGGACACATTGTGCCCGACGATGGTTCCTTGGTTTGTGGCAGTGCCCGTGACCTTCGCGCCCGAATCTTTCGCGCGGGCGACTAGCGCGGTGAATTGTTGCTCGGTGACGTTGAATAGCATGCACCCACCACACTATCACCAGTGCGCGGACTCTTAGCCCTCCCCCGAGTTATTCGAGTCCGCGCATTCGCCCGTGTCATTGAGATGCGCGGGTGCTACCGCGCACCCTTCGAGGATACCGCGTCAGCGCGGTCGAACACGACGTTCACGACGGCAGCAAGCAGCGCCCTGTGACAGTCGGCGATACGCTGCTCGACCGCGGCACGGAGATCCGCGGGCATCGGCGGGTCGGTGTCCATTGAGACCTGGATATCGAGCGCGGTCAGCGTGATGGCGCGGCCGGCGAGCGAAACGCGCATTGTCTTCGGTTTGGCGGGCATTTTGGCCATTGTGCGCAGGTGCGCACTATCGAAGAATGAAGGGGGCGCTTTGCCACCAAGCCCAAAGCCGCCCGCGGAACAGTTTAGAACCCGATACGCCCCTCTGCTATTACAGCGCACCGGCCAGAACGTTGCGGGTAGCGTATGCCCTGGAGTGGCGCACGTACCTGGACATCACCTGCACAGACCTGTGCCCAGATGCCCGCATGATTTCTCGATCCGAAGCGCCTGCGTCCGCCGCGGTTGTCACGAGTCCCGCCCTTAGCGAGTGGGCTCCGTACTGGGTCGGATCAAGCCCAATGCGCTTCACAGCGCGATGGACCACCTCGTTGACGGATTCACCCGCGAGGCGCTGCAGGGTTACTATGTCGCCCGTCTGGACCCGCGTGAATAAAGGCCCCTGCTCCTTGCCCCGTGCAGCAATCCACGCCCGCATGGTACGGACGGGATCGGTGCATTCTCGTTTGCCGGCGAAAATCGCGAATGTCCGACCCTTAGCCTGTTGATCCGTCTTGGACCATTTCACATCGATGACGATGCCCTTCGAAGACACCTGTACATCCGCTAAATCCAGCCTGGCGATCTCACTACGCCGCAACCCCGTGGCGAAGCCGAACACAAGCACCGCCCTATCACGCACTCCAGCATTCGTGTCCCCCAGTTTGCGACAAATGCGCACGAGATCCTTCACGTCGAGCGACTTTTTACCCTGAGGCCGCTCATGCCTGCGCTGCCTCATTGACACCATCAGTTCGCGGCATTTTGGGAGCGGCGGCAATTCGTGCCCCGCAGCTTTGTGCGCTGCCTTGATACCGGACAGGCGCCGATCGACGGTAGCTACCTTAAAATCCCTCAATTGCGCAGTCACAAAGAGATTGAGGGTGTCCGGAGAGGCGGGCATAGCAGCCCGCCCATTCCGTTTGCAAAAACTCTCAAATATGCGGAAATCGGATCTGTAGTTTATCTGAGTCGTTGGAGCACGCTTCCAAAGGAGCAACTCAGACATCTCATGACGGAGTTCAGTCACGTTGTCCCCCAAATCGAATAGACACAGTTGAGCATCAGAAACCATCGCGACTTGTGGCATAAGTCGACATACAATTTACCAGATCTGGAGGATAATGACTACGAATGAAACCTGGCGCACTCGCGAGAAGCAACGTTTCTCGTGCCTCTCATCCTGCGACCAGCCCCGCGTGCGCGAGGCCTCCGCCGTGGGCCACCGCTGGTTTGTTGCCTTCGTGTCTTGGCAGGCCTCAGAGGCTTCAAACACAGCATCCACGGCGCTTTGGAAGGGCTTTCCCGTGAACTACCGGGACAAGCGCGCCCATACGATTCAATCGTACCAACGCACATCTTCCTGCACAAGAGCCACCTGAGGCGTCAGTGTCCGAGCTATGTTCAGTAACTAACTCATACAGCCGCAAACCCGATACCCACAGAAAAGTCATCCGCAGAAAGTACTATGCCGTAGGTGCGCGATGACCGACCGTGAACGCGCCTTCCACGAGTTTCGCAAGCGGATCGGAACACGGGCGGGAGACGGCAAGCTCATCGTGCCGGCGTTTGGTCCGGAGTTCCACGATTCCATGGTGCGCGTGATGGCCAGTCCTCCGCGGGTCGCGTGCTTGACGGAGCGGTATTGGGCCTGGGTGCGCTGGCGGGCGTGGTGCAACTCCTCCGAATTCGCCGTCTCCTCCTGGGATAACGACCCGCGAGAACCCCAGTACGCGCTCGACCAGACGGACGCGGCGCTCGATATCTGGTGGTTCAAACACGGCCGGCCGGCCGAATGGGTCGAGGGCGCCCCGCGGAAGTTCCGCGATCACGAACGCCAACGCAAGGAGGTTCAGCACTTCAAGGCGCGGATCTCAGAAGCCGCGGCCAAGGTCGAGGCCCGCGGAAGTTACAAATCCAAAACGGGAAAGTTGTATGCTGTGGTTTCGCCTTTAGACGGCGACTCCGCACCGAAACCCCCTCCTGCGGTTGCTGGATCCAGCAACCGTTACCTCAGCGATAAGGACTTCCTTACGTGGTGGTCGGTTGCTGGATCCAGCAACTACCAAGCGTTTTTGGATGCTAGATCCGCGTTCAACGAGGCGCGTCGGGTTGCTCGATCCGCGTACCGCGAGTACGTGGCGCAAGCAACTCCAGCGGCCGGCATCCTTATTGATGTAATTGCTTTACCCAATGCAGGTAATAGGGCGGCGCCGGCAGGCAAGCAAGCAGCGACACCCATTACCCCCGACCCCCTGCCTGCCTGCCTGCCCCTCTCGCTGCTGCGCGACATCTTCCCGAACGAGTTCATCTCGGACGACGCGCTCACCGAACTGAACGGCCACCTCGAAACCAACCTGCGCGGCCGCTACGACCCCGCGGCCTACGTCTGGTTCGTGGCGAAACGCGCCGAGGGAAGCCCGATCCACTTCGCGCTCGCCAAGTCGGTATCCGGACTACCGCGGGACTTCATCCAAAAGACCAAGCACGATGCAGCGCGGCGCAAGGACCTGCAGGCGTCACAGGAACGCGCCGGTACCCGAGACAGGGAACGAATCCAGCGGATCGCCCGCGAGTTCCTGGACGACCCCGCAGCCACCGAGGAAGACAAGAACCTCGCCCGTGCCGCACTGGGCGAAGAATGGAAAGGAAAGGCATGACGCACGACGAACACAGGGCGCGCCACGTCCTACTCCACGAGCAGTTCGATGAGCTGTGCGCGGACTATCTGACGCACAATCGCGGCTCGCTGCCGTCCAAGACGACCATGGCCGAGATGATCAGATGGTCGCACGAGCAAACCATCGACCCGACCGAGTCAGGCGAACACCGGGAGTTACCCGCGGTCTGCTCGCGTTGCGGCAAGTCCTACGATAATTCCGACGCGCATACCTGTGAGGCGACGTCATGAAAGTGGCGATCCGTGGCTACATCGGGCGCGTGCGCCAGTTCGAGGACCGCATCGAAGTCGACCCCGAGGACCTCGACAAACTCATGCCCGGGCTCGCCGAGAAGCACGCCAAGGTGCTGGCCGCTTCGCCGCATATGATCGAGATCGAATTTCTCGACGAACCGGATATCAATGAGAGGTTCTTCCGGTTCGGTACCGACCCCACAGGCATGGTGATGCCGATACCGTTGGACTTGGATGATCCGAAGGACGACGCATGATCCACTACGAAGACCCCAATACGCTCATTGAGATCACTGGAAGGACCGTGGCGATACTTCCCCGCCCCGCGCTCGACCGCGATCGCGCCACGGCCCTGCGAGCGATGTTCCCAGAGCGCAACGGTTGGACTCACTACCCCTACGGGCTGCATATGGTGGTTGAGGACGAGAAAACCCGCACGCGGCTCGCGGATGCGGCCGCGGCTGAGCTGGTGAAGAACGGGCGGCCGGCGTGAACCTCACCCTTACCTCCTGCACCCTCGATCAATGGACGTTGAGCAGAACAAAGGCGGCAAAGCTGATGGTAGTGACCACGATCTACGCCTCTGCCAGCCGAACCCGCGGGCTCGTCTCAATCGACTGCACCGCGTTCTTCAGCTTCAACTAGCCCATCGCGATGTAGGGTCATGTAGCCAAAACAGAGAAACTTTTTTCCTTCAAACTAGCCCAGCGCATCCAGCGTTTCCCGCCGAAACTTCCACACCGGGTTTTCCTGCGTGCCGTCGTTCCACGCTTTGATCGTGCCCGCCGCGGCGTCCCGCTTCAGCGTCGTACTCTTCAGGCCCGAGTAACGGGCAGCTTCCAGTAGCCCAAGCCACGGGCGCCCAGTCTGCTCGCTCATCGATGGCGCAACGGGTTGCGGCAACTGGGCAATCGGTTGCGGCAACGTGGCAACCTCGGTTGCCGCTTTGCGGTTTGCCCCGTTGTGTTGGAGTCGCGCCACGCTGCCGGCGTTAATCAGCCACACCAGGTGGCCCGTCTCCGGATTGCGCTCCTTTTTCCCATCGAGTAGCCCCTCATCTACCATCTGGCGTATCCGGCGCGGCTTCTTCCCAAGCTCCGCGGCGGCTTTCTCTGGGGTCATCCATTCAGTGACTTTGCCTTCCGGCAATGCGGCAATTTGCTCCATTGCCACATCATTGCACGATTGCCGCTTTGCGCTCACGCCACGAGATCGAGAGCGCGGACGCCAACGCAATAAGGGTGATCGCAGGGACAGCCGCGAGCGTGCATCTGCAGTTCTACCATGCACTCTTTGTCGTAGATCGCAGGGTTCAATAGCACCCAGCGAGCGATTTGAACGCGGTTCCCGAAGTGGCCCTTGTGCATGATTTCCGCGATGTGGCCCTTCACGGTGGAGACGGCAATGCCCAAAGAGTACCCGATCTCTTTGTTTAGCAAGCCGTGGGCAAGGTGCCGCAGGATCTCGCGTTCGCGCGGGGTAACGGAAGCAAAGTATAGATCGGGACGACCTGGCCTTTTATGAGCGTGGACGTTCAACAGACAATTGTACGTGAAATCACCCAAATAGCCCCCTTTTCAGTACTAAAGCACTGCACATTATTAGGCCCTTTTGATGGACAAAAACCCGTACTTTGCCGCGGGATTCTAGTCACAGATGGCAAAAGTGATAGAAATCCGGCCCACTCCCCCAACCGTTCTGGAGCGCATGAAGACGCTCGACACCTACGGCGAGGTGACCCGGCGACTTGCTCTCGTGGCGCCCGACGAAGCGCTGGAGAAGGCTCTTAAAGAGAAAATCCAGAGCTGGTACAAGGACGCTCCCGGCGAGCTGCCCCAGACCGAGCGCGGCTTCATCTACGAGATTCAGATGAGCGCGCGCCGAAACGAGCGCACCATCACCGATAAGCGCAAGGTGTACCAACTCCTGAAGAAGTCGCTGGGGCTCGATGGCTTGATTGCGGTGCTGGAGATTGGGTTGTCTGTTATCGACAAGCACATCCCCAAGAGCGCGCAGCATGCTTTCATTGCCGAGGAGCGCAGCGGCTACCGCACTATGACGGTCGTCGCGCTGGACCCGGCACTGCCGAAGGCGGCGTAACTCATGCAACGTCCTGTAGCGCCCGATCCCAGCGCGCCCGTTTTCAAGCACGACACCCCGCTCAACGTCCGCGATCGACAGATGCTGAAGGGACTTCTCGAAGCGAAGGCCAACAAAGAGATCGCCTTCAATTGCGGCCTGACTGTCTACACGGTGAAGCTTTACATGACCAGGCTGTTCCGCAAGATCCGGGTATACAACCGTATGGAAGCTGCCAACTGGGCACGCGAGCACCAAACCACATGAAGGACGTCGTGCACCTACTCATCTTCTGCACGGCCGGCATTCTCGTTGGCCTCTTTTTCGTCTGGACGCTAATTCTGGGGCTCTTATGAACGATCTGCAATCGAAACCCTACCGTCCGGACGCCCAGCAGTGCTGCGAGGCGTGCGCGTTCGGCGCCCCCCGCCACGCGCGCTGGTGTCCGGTGCAACGCATCAACGACCTCGTGGCCGATGGCCAGAAGGGCATCGAGAAGCGCGCGGAGACCACCGAAGATACCGGGGAATACTGTCAGGCCTGCTTATTCGGCCGAACGAACCACCACGAGTTCTGCAACGCGGTGGAGATCGCGGGGCACACCGTCAGGCCTGCTTGTGAGCACCGCGGTCAGGGATGAGAAACCCCGACATCGTGAAGGAGCGCAAGCGGCGCATCGTGGCGGCCGGTAAGATCGCGGGCGAGAAGGCAGCGAAGATCGCGGCATCCGGCAAGATGAGCAAGCGCCACGTCGAGCGGCTCGCGGCCGAACCCGAAACCCAGTTCCTGATTACCAAGTCTCTGCAGCCGTACCAGGCCAAACTCGTCAAGCTGCTGCCCGCGGTCATCGCTGCGATCGCCGGCGCACTCAAGGCCAAAAAGACGGACAAAGCCGACCACTTCAGCCGACTCCGCGGCGTAGAACGATTCCGCGATCTCCTCGACCTGGCGCAAGGCGGGAAGCCACCAGAGCTGCCCGAGCAGACCGGCACCCCCCAGTACACGTGGGAGGAGTTCGTTGCCCTTTACGCACGGAGGATCATTGTCAAAACCGATAGTTCTAACCCAGAAACTCCGCGCTAACCACAACGGCCCAGCGCGGGAAAAGAAGCGCGTTGGCAAGCTGGTTACCGAGCACATGCACGTCGTAGAGCGGATTGCGAAGCAAGTCCACGCCGGCATGACGCACATCGACATCGAAGATTTGAAACACGACGGCTACATCGGACTCTGCGAAGCGGCGCGCACCTACAGCCAGGCGAAAGGCGTCTTCGAGCACTACTGCTACTTCCGTGTCCGCGGCGCCATGTTCGATGCGCACCGGCGAAGCGCGTACCGCGATGACACCCTCTTTCTCGACTCGATCGACGCCATGAAGGAGCGGCTGGGCTTCGTGCCAGCGCATATCGAGCAGGATCACACCAGCCTGAAACCCGACGAGATAGCAGCGCGGCGGGAGCAGGCGCGGTTACTCGCCGCGGCCGTGTCGGAGTTGCTCGAAGAGGAGCGGTGGGTTTTCATGCGCAGTCTTCAAGGTTTCCCGATCCGCGAAACTGCGCAGTTGTGCGGGCGGTCCGTGGCCTGGGCGCGAACGAAGCTGGCATCGGCACGCGCACAGTTGGGAGCGCGAGTCATCTCGTGGGGCGTAGGACTGGACAAGGCGGCATGATGATACGAATACAAGCGGGTTCAAAGCGCAAGCCGCGGACGGAAGCGCAGAAAAAGAAGATTGCCGTCTACCGGAAGCGTTATTACAAAGAGCATGCCGAACTCGAAAAGGCGCGACACCTCGCCTATTACAATGCTCACCGCGAAGAACAGGACGCAAAGGCGACGGTACGCAGACTGGCGAAACGCAGACTGGCGAAACGTGTGGGGGCTCAACCGGCGAGCTGACATAGTACCCCGCACGGACGCCGAACTGGCTTATTTGTGCCGAGATTACGCCACCGTGTCGAACATCGAAGCGGACCTCAATGCTCGAAGTTCCCCACCCAGAAGAGATATTTAAAATATTCGGCGACCACGAAGAGTTCTGTAAAACCTCACTGAAGGTCCAGAACAAGAAGGGCGCACTAGTGCCGATGCTTCTAGGCCCAGCGCAAAAGAAGCTCCGCGACATCGTGGAACGGTGCAAGGCGAAGAACAAACCCGTTCGCATCGTCGCACCGAAAGCACGGCAGGTCTGGATCAGCGTCGGTGTCGCCGCGCAATTCTTCCACGGCACGATCTCCATTGCGGGCCAACACACGATGGTGCTCGCGAACGACGAGCCGACCGCGCTCAACCTTTTCAGCCACTACAAGCGGTTTGCGGACAACTACGTACCGCTGAACGGCACCATCGTCCTACCTACCCTTGCCGACGCCGGCAACACCGCGCAGTCGATCCACTGGAGCAACGGCAGTTGGATCAAGTGCCACACGACGCGGAATCTCTCTATTGGGCGCTCGTTCACTCTGCGACGTGTCCACTTCTCCGAAGCTGCCTACTACGCCGACCTGAAGACCACCATGACCGCGGTCCTGGCGGCCGTCCCGAGCGATCCGGACACGATGGTAGTAGTTGAGTCGACTCCTAACGGGGTGGGAAACGAGTTTCACCGGCTATGTCTCTCCGCGCAGGCCGGCGATAGCGAATGGGACCTCCTGTTCATCGCGTGGTGGGAGAACCCCGAGTACACTCGCCCGCTCCTCGATCCCGCCAAGTTCCAGGACTCGCTCTCTGGCGAGGAACGCGAGATGATGCGCCAGTACAACCTCCAGTTGGAGCAATTGCACTGGCGGCGCTGGGCCATCGCGAATATCTGCAACGCCGATGCAACCCTATTTAAGCAGGAATACCCCGGCAACATGGAAGAGGGCTTTCTCGCTTCCGGCCGGCCGCGGTTCAGCCACGCCGCTCTCAACAAGATGCCGCTCATTCACGACGCGATCGTGGGCGGGCTGGAACAGCAGGACTTCGCCGGCAGCTCGCGAATCCTGTTCCTGCCACGCGAGCGCGGCGAACTGACGCTATTCCGCAAACCGGACCCCGGCAAAACCTATGTCATCGGCACGGACACGAGCGAAGGAATCGACGCCAACGACGGGGAGGGCGAGTGCAACTCGGACTTTGGCGTATCGATCGTGAGGGAGCGCGAGACAGGAGACCAGGCCGCGACACTGCGCGCCCGCATGGAACCCGCCGAGCACGGTCGTTACCTCGCCATACTGGGCCGTTATTTCAACTGGGCCTGCCAAGTGCCGGAAGGCAACAATACAGGGCTCGCCACAATCGATGCACTGCTGGCTTCCGGCTATCCTCCCGGTTTAATTTATCATCGGATGCGGCAACCGGACGATGATCCGAAGGAGCGCGCCGACAAGATCGGCTGGAAAACCACGCAAGTGACCCGCCCGCAGCTCCTGAGCTGGTACGACGCGGCCATCCGCGAGATGAGCATCTACATTCGCGATCCGATCGTTCTAGGCGAGTGCCGCACCTTCGTTATCAAGCCGACCGGGAAAGCCGAACACCAGCGCGGTTGCCACGATGACTGCGTGATCGCGGACGCGCTCACCGTGGTGGGCATCATGCAAATGCCCAAGCCGCGGGCGCCCATCGACGCGATCGTGAAGCGGCCAGCGGTCACCAAGTACGGCCAACACCCCGTGGAGACGACTCGAAGGGGCGACATGACGCGCTTTCGCTAGTGTTTGCCGAACTCCGGAGTAAGTGCCGGAACAAGAAGATTTTCAACTCAAACTACCCGAACCCGAATCCTCGCGGCTCGCGAACCACATCCAGACGGACTACCGCGCTGCGCTTGGCGATCACAACAAAAGGATTGCCAAGTGGACCGAATACTACAGGCGCTGGCGCGCTAAGGTCGACCCGCCCGCGGCCGGCGAGGAAACCGCGAGCAATGTTCCCGTGCCCTATGTCCGCTGGAACGTTTTGACGAAGCTCGCGAAAGAAATCGACGCACTCTACGGCGACGACGCGGAGATAGAAGCCGTCCCAGTGGGGCCCAGCGACTACAAGCGGGACAGCAAGATCGGGCTCTACATGACCTGGCGGGTGTTCAATTACATGAAATTGCTCATCCCCTTCTGCGTCTTCGTGACGCGGAAACTGGTGTTCGGCCGAGCAGTCGCATACTCCCCGTGGAAGCGCGACACCTTCGAGGTTAAGGGCGAGACGGTAGTCGATTACGAAGGACCCGACTTCGTTCCGTTGTGGCCGGATGACCTGGTTGTGCCCACGGAGGAAGTGAACTCGATTCACGAGTTCAGCTACGTCATCCGCAAGTACCGGGTAACCCCGGACCAGCTCCTGCAGGGCGAGGAGGAGGGCCGGTATCAGGGCATCACGAAAAACTGGGACCGCATCGTCAACATGGCGCAACACGGCATCCAGCGCGAAGCGCAAGGCGACGAAATCAAGCGGGAGAAAGACGAGCAGGAAGGGCTGGACTACACGCGCCCGACGTCGGCCGGCGAGTCCTTACTGATTCTCGAGTGGTACGGAAAGTGGCGCCCACTCAAAAAAGGCGTGAAGGACGCCGGCGAGTGGGACTTCAAAAAGCGCGAGATGCGGCAGAAGGACTTCGTAGTCCGCTACCTGTGGGACCTCCACACCATCATCAGCGTGCAATCGCTCGAAGACCTCTACCCGACCAAAAAGAACCGCAGGCCGTTTGTCGAGTCCTCGCTACTCAAAGACGGCTCGTATTGGTCCGCTGGCATGGTCGAGATGCTGATTGACCTGGAGGACGAACTCCGCAGCAACCACAACCAGGCGACCGAGGCGGGCCAGCTCGCGCTCAATCCCCCAATCGGCTACAGGCCGGCGAGTGGCTTCAACCCCGCCACGTTCAAAGTGTCACCGGGGCTCGCCATTCCCCTCGATAACCCGCAAACCGATCTCTTCCAACTGAAGATCGGCGCCAACATGGACATCGCGCAGTGGAAAGAGCAATGCGTCCTCGCGTACGGGGAAAAGCTCACCGGCATGTCGGACCTCCAGATGGGCCGGCAGTCCGACCGGCCGAACGCACCGCGCACCGCGCAACAGACCGTAAGCCTTCTCGAAGAGGGCAACGTCCGCATCTCGCTCGACACCAAGGTGCTGCGCGAGGACATGAGCATAGTCCTCTCACACTTCTGGGACCTGGAGTATATGTTCGCGCCCGACGAGACTTTCTTTCGGGTAACCGAGGAGGATGCCGATGGGCTGTTCGAGGTAAACCAGGGCGGCTCCATGCTCTCGATCGAGGAGCGCGACGGCCGCTACGACTTCCGTCTGCAGTTCGCCAACAGTGTTGCGAGCCGCGAAGCGAAGAAAGAACAGACGCTGGCGCGCTACCAGCTCGACTTGCAAAATCCCCTCATCGTAACGAACCCACAGGCGCTCTGGGAAGTCACGAAAGAAGTTCACGATGTTCTCGGAGATCCCACTTTTGAAAGTTTGGTTCCCAAACCGCCACAACCCGACATCTCGGTTGACCCAAAAACAGAATGGGTGGACTGCCTCCACGGAGAAACGATCACTGTCAACCCCGCGGACAATGACCTTCTCCATATGATTCGGCATATGAAGGACATCAAGGCCGGCGAAGCGGACCCGCAACATACGGATCCGGAAGCTCTCACCGCTATGATGCTTCACTACCAGGACCATTTGAACCAATTACAGCAGAAGAAGATGCAGCAGGCCGTCGTTCAGATGGCCGTGCAAGCTGCTTCGCAACTCGTTCCCGGCGCCGGCGGCCAACCCGCTGGCGGTGGACCTGGCGCGTTCCCTCGCGGTTTGTTCGGTGGAACGCAGCAGACACAACCGCAAGGCAACCCGCAAGCTACTAACCCGCAGTTGTACAGCGGTCACAATGAGGATCTGCATGGAGCTACGTAGGAATCCGATTGCCCGCCTCGACGGGCTCGACCGCGAAGCCTTCCAGGCAATGATGGCGAGCGAACCCTTCGCCATTATCCAGGCGCGCATTACCGCGGAACTACACCGCGCCGAAGAGGCCTGTGTCCGCTCCGACGCGGACCTCGACCTCCGACGCGCACAGGGCGCCGTCACCGCATTGCGGGCCGTGCTCGAACTACCCATGAGGATTTTTCAGGAACGGGCGAAGTAGGCAAGGTATGAACTTCAAAGATATTCTCGCCAAGATCGAACAATATTCCACGCTCATCGTGTTGGGCGTCCATGCTGCGAACAGCGTACCCGACGCCAGCAACGCGGATAAAAAGGCCGTGGTGCTGGCAACCGTCGTTGCTACCAGCGATGCTATCGCTGCATCCCTGCACAACCCCACCGCCTCTGCAATCGGCATCGCCGTCGATGTGGTCGCCAGTGTAGTCAACGCTCTCATCGTCAAGTCAGCGGCAACCCCGGCAGCCGTTGCGCCCGTGGCCGTGGTCGTTCCGGTTAAATAAAAGTACATTTTTCGGAAATCCTCCGAATAGGGCAGCGTGAGCGTTTCGCTGCCCAATCTTTTCCCCGTCCAATGTAATTGGTGCTCACACTACCGGCCGGCGTACGCCAGCCACCAGCTTGAAAACGGGCTCACTATCTGTGAGTACTGCCTGCAGCGGCACATCGAGGCGCTGGACTTCCTCGGTACCGGCCGGCTTCCTGACACATGCCAATGCTGTGGCAAGACGTGGGTGCACCTCGCAGCCACCGCAGAAATCGCCATAAAAATCTACATCGTTCCGAAGGACGGCATCTATCAGCTCCTCTGCGATAGCTGCATCGGGCCGTACACCCTCAAGCGAAGCGATCTCTACAAAGGTTCGCGGTTCGGGGCAAGCCTTTGACGAAACTCGCTCTCCTCATTTCCAAAGAGGAAGGATTCGGCCGACCCGGCAAAACGCCCACCGTGCGGCACAATCCCGGCGATCTCCGTCACGGTCCCCACTGCGAGCACCCTGGCGGTACCGCACACAAAAACGACGTGGGCACGATCGACACCGACGAACACGGCTGGAGCGACCTGGAGCGCCAGTTACAGATTTACGCGGATGAAGGGTTGACGCTGCGCCAAACGATCAACCTCTACGCCCCACCCGCAGACCACAACGACACCAGCGCGTACCTGACGTTCGTCGCGGCTGGACTCGGAGTGAGTCCCGACACACCGATGCGCACAGTTCTGACGATCCAAGCCTAACCCCATGGAAACCACAGTCTCTAACACCGAAACCCCCATAGCCCCAGTAGTTCCGGTAACACAGCCGACCGAGGATGTTGCAGCCATCAAAGCGCAGCTCACCGCTGCGCAAGAAGCCGCGGCCGAGAACAAGCGCGTAGCCGATTACTGGTACGAGCAGCGCGGGATGCGCGCTCCGGAGCCCGTAGCCGCTCCCGAACCCGAACCCGAAGACGATACCGACATCCTCGACGTTCTCACCACCCAAGGGGTGAAGGGCTTCGATGCGCTCCTCGCCAAGCGTGGCTTTGTCCGCGCGGCCGACGTGGACGCCCGCGTGAACTCGAAAGCTGCGCAGCTCACCGCGGAAGCGGACCTCATCAACCAGTATCCCGACCTCCGCAAGCGTGATAGCGCGTTCTTCGTCGCGACCGCACGGCACTACGGCGACCTAACCCGGCAAGGCGTACCCGAAGCCGTGGCCATGCGGTTAGCCGCGGAGCGCGCAGAAACTGACGGCATTCGCGCCGGCACGGTAAAAACGCCGGCCCAGATAGCAGCCGACGCCAAGACGGCGAAGGAAGCAACGCGACTGGCGCGGATCGCGGCACAGGCCGGCGATCGCACCTCGCGCACCGCCGAAGTCGATGGCGCCGACGATGACGACACCCTGACCGCTCACGAAAAACACATCTGCGCGGCTATGGGGATCTCCGAAGAGTCCTACATCGCTCGCGCAAAGGCCGGCGTTCAGATGTCGAGCCGAGGAAAGAAGTAACCCATGGGACGAAGCGCACCGAAAAACCACGACCCCGCTGAAGCGGCCAACAAGAAAGTAATGGCGATGCGTGAAGAACGCATCGTCCGGAAGGAAGCCGCGGCAACGCTCGACCTGGGCCTGGACCTGAAAGAGCACCCGGCAGAGTCCGCGGCCGAGTTGCTGCGCGACGAGTTCGACAAGAAGGCTTTTGGCGATGCGCCAAAGACCACCACGCGCACTATCTACGGTCCCGACCCGATCGTAGCCAACTGTCCCGAGTTCCACGAGAGACTCGAGCGCTTCGGCCTTGAAGCCGTGGCGGCGGCGTTTGCCGACCTCATCATGCAGAAGGGCGAGTTTGCCGCTCCGGACGCGGTAATGAGCCGCGGCATTCGCCAGTCCATCGCGAAGTTTGGCAAAGAGGCAACCGCCAAAGCTTTCCGCGATCGCATCATGCAGATTCCGAGTCGCGTCGTTGAGATCGAACTCGATGGCGAATTGGACCCGCTACTGACCAATCCCATGCGCGAAGCCGTAGCGAAGTACGGTTCACCCGGGATGAGCAACAAGTTCCTTTCCGAGCGCTGTATGGCCGTTCTGGGGAAGCGGGGCTACGAAATAGTCAAAGACGAGCGCGGCGATCCGGTAAAAATCGGCACGCTCATCATGGGCGAGATTCCGCGCGACTGGGCCGAACGACGGCTACGGCACTTCGCCGAAGAGTCGAGCAGCCTGATTGCCGAGCAGGAAGACGCGTATTACGAAGCGGCGGCTCGCGAGATCCGGAGCGAAGGCGGCAAAGCTGCCGGCGTTACAGCGCTGGCACCTGGCGACATGCTGGTTGCGAATCCTGGCACCAACGATCTCTACACCGGCGAAGCCCGCGAAACGGGCATCAAACTCACGCGCTGAACGAAACCTGTTCGATTAATTTCGTTTGCCGAATTGCCACTTAGGAGGGGAAGCTCTCAGTGGCAAATCCCAATAATCTTTTCGGTTTTCGTCCGATCGCTCGCGACAGCGGCGGGCCTTTCTTCAGCCGTGAGTACGGCAAAGCGGCGGCCGACGCCAAAGCGATCTTCGCGAACGACCTCGTTCTGAAGGCTGCTACGAGTGTCGCTTCGCCCACCGGTTTGGGGAATCCCCTGCCGGGCATCACCAGCGGTCAGAACGCGACACCGGGCACGAGCTTGTATCAGGGCTCCTCGATCAACTTCGGCGCAGCCTCAACCCTGACGACTCATCTCGTGGTCGACGCGATGGACATGATTTATATCGCGCAGGTGGATGGCGCGCTTTCGGTCACCACCGCGAGTCACGCCGGCAAGAACGCGAACGTCGTCCTGGGCACGGGCAACGCGCTCACCAAGCAATCGACCATGGGCGTCGCCAACGGCTCCATTGCGACGACCGCAGGCCTCGACTTGCGAATCATCAAGATTTCCAACATCTCGCCCAACGTCGAAGGCGCCAACGCGATCGTGGAAGTCCAGATTCTTAAGAGCGAATTCGCTCAGGGGAGTGCAGGAATTTAACTAGCAACGCTTCCGACCGAAGGCCTCGAAAACGTTCGGCCGGAAGCAGCAGATGACCCGCTACAGGACACCTACATGTATATTAGACAGTCTTTCCCTGACCTCAATCTTGCCTCGATGCTGCCGGCAATCGATGAGGTCGTGATGAGTAAGTACACTCGCTTCCCCGATCAGTACTCCGAAGTTTTCCGCAATGAAACTTCCTCGCGCTCGATCGAGCAGACCACGGAAGTCACCGGCTTCGGCCAGTTCGGAGTGACCGCGGAAAACGCGCCCACGAACTACGACGACCCGCTTCCCGGCTTCAACAAGACCTATGTCCACGCGCAGTATTCGCTGGGCTTCCGCGTCTCGCGCATCGCGCAGGATGACGACAAGTTCGGCGTGGTCAAGAAATTGGCCGGCGAGCTGGGCAAGAGCGCGAAGGAAACCAAAGAGGTCACCGCAGCCGCGGTCTTCAATACCGGCTTCACTTCCGCCACGGGTCCGGACGGTCAGACCCTCTTCAGCGTTTCTCACCCGCTTGTCGGTGGGGGCGTGCAGTCGAACCGCTTGCCTTACGCGAGCGACCCCGACGTGACCTCGATGCAGCTCGCATTGACCACGATGCGACAGACCCTCGACCACCGCGGCAAGAAACTGCGCATCCCGCCGAAGAAAGCCATCTTCCCGGCCGCGCTCGAATTCGTTGGCGCCGAGTTGCTTGGCGGGAGCGACAGACCCGACACCGCGAACCGCACGATCAACGCCTTCCGGCGTCGTTCCGGTATGCCGTCCTTCGATAGCTGGATGG